GTAGGTCCGACACCCCTACTGCCGCCCCGTCGGAGGCGGCACAAGGCCCCCGGTACTCCCTGGCATCCCCTGCCCAGGTTGAGTATCGGGGGCCTGCTTTTTTGTGCCCAAAATCAGATGTTCAGCACCGCGCCGTAGGTGCGCGCGGTGCTCAGAGAGACCACCTGCGGGACACGGTTCGCGACGGACACCTGATACTGAGTGTGCCCGTCAGGCACGCCGGCGACGGCGAAGTCGATGTCGCACCCCCACACGAACCCTGTCTGCGGCGTGACAGCGGCGTCGCTTGCCCCGAGCGTGCCCGTCGCGACGGTTCGCCCGCTCTCGTCCCGCACAGTGACGGTGGCACCCGTAGCGAGGTCGGAGTAGCTGCCGATCCCGTAGCAGCCGCCGTCCCCGTTCGCCTGGATCAGATCCCCACTGTTCAGCATCGACACCGCCCCGTTGAGTGTGAACGTCGTCGGTGAGGCCGGTGCCGCCACCACGGCGGCCACCGTGCCACCGACCACCAGGATCGCGGCGCCTACCGCGGCGAGCATCCACCCGCGCCGCGGACGACGTGGTGCCGGCTGGGTGTCCGTGGGGTGGTCCTGGATCTCGGTCATGGCTGGGCTCCTGGTTGCGGGCGCCCGATGGGGCGCGCTTGGTATGTACTCGCGTTGACCATGTGGTCTGTTACCGGCGTGACCGGAATGTGACAGGGCCCGGTAGGCGGGGGGTGCCTACCGGGCCCTGACGTTCCCGCGGCTGGTGACCTGCAGGCGGAACTGCCCAGCCGCGGGCTGGAAGTGCGCCGCGGGGGGTCGGCGCACCGATCTGGGGAAGACGGGGCCCCGGGTGCGTGCAGCGCGGAGCCAAGGCCAACCGGATCGGGCAGCGCCGGGGGTGTTCAAGCTGTCCGATCCGGTTGGGGTTGAACACCCAGTCGGCGCGGCGCCATCGGGAGGCGGGCGCAACCGACCGGGCAGCTATCGGGGGTGGGGCTTGTACATCACGGCGCACAGGTTGCAGTCGAAGAGCGGTTCGTGGCGCGTCTGCGTGCCGACGATGCGAACGAGCTCGCACACGAACTCCACGGGAGTGCCGGTGTAGGGCAGCGCGGGTGGTAGGTAGGTCAGGTGCCTGACTCCGCCGAACGTCACCGGCATGTAGCAGGTGGCGGTGTCGAAGGCCGTTTCTCGGTGCACGGTGATGGTCATTCGTCGTCCTCCTGCTCGGTGACGGAAGCCGCGTCCTGCTCGACCTTCGCCTGCTCGACCTTCGCCTGCTCGTCGTCCTGTGCGGGTTCGTACGGTTCGTCGGGACCAGCGCCAGAGTTACTGAACCGGCAACTCACGACGTGCCACTTTCGTGGTTGGAGATGCGATACCGCTCGGCGATCGCGTCCCGGACAGCCATGCTGAGATCGATGGCTTCCTTGATGGGCAGAATGATCGGGTCGCCTCCGCCGATGGAGATTCCCAGCCAGGTGCCATCCGGTCTTTCCAGGAGCCCCATGATCACCGAGACGGTGCTGCCATCGAGCGCCTTGCCCTGAACTGGCCAGGTGGTGCGCCACTCGTAGTCCGCCATCCCGTAGCCTCCCGATAGGGCCTGGTTCCATTGGTTCCACTTGGTTCCGTGTCTAGTATCGTCGCGGAACCAAGTGAGACTCAATGACCCAAACGGGTGACCTTCGAAGAGGGGCAAAGAGTGCGTATCCTGTGGTTCATGGCCGGAACCACGAAAAGCATCGCGCTAGGCGCCGAGCTGCGTAAGGCACGGCAAGCCGTCAAGGGACTGACGCTAAGGGCGCTCGCCGAGCAACTTGGCATCTCCCACCCGACAGTCGGCCGATGGGAGCGCGGGGAACGAGTCCCGGCGCCAGAAGACATCTCGGCGTACCTAACCCAGGTCGGCGCGCCAACTGAAGTCCGGGACGCCCTGATCGAGATGTCCCGCGACGCCGACAGCGCCCACTGGCTGTCCATCGGGATCCCCGACCAAGGGCGGCAACTGCGGGCTCTGCTCGACCTTGAGGCGTCCGCGACCCGCGTCACCACAGTCAGCCCGCTCCTGGTTCCGGGCATGCTGCAGACTGGGGCTTACGCGCGCGACATCATGGTCGAGGGCGGTGTCCCCGCCGACGAGATCGAGACCCGTGTCGCGGTCCGCAGCGGGCGTCGCGAGGCCATCACTCGTAGCCGTGAGCCTCTGAAGCTGAGGGCGTTCATCGGTGAGGGTGTGCTCGAGCAGTCCATCGGCGGCCCGGACGTCATGCGTGATCAACTGCAGGCGCTGATCGAGCACGGGGAGCGGCCGAACATCGAGCTGCACGTGATCCCCGCGGCGACCAGTTGGCACGCCGGTTTGGAGGGCCCGTTCTCGCTCTACGAGTTCGCTGACCGCGAGACCGTGGTCCACGTCGAGAACCGCGTGAGCGGCCTGTTCATGCCCGACGACGGTCGGGCGTATGAGAGTTCCCTACCCAGGGTTCAGGAAATCGCGATGAGCCCGGCTGAGACGGCCAGGCTCATCGCCAAGGTGTCATCAACGGCGAGGAGATAACAGGGATGACGATAGCGGACAGGTCCGACACCTGGTCGAAGTCGAGCTACAGCACGAACACCGACAACTGCGTCGAGGTCTCTCACGGCGCGCTGCCAGGTGTTGGAGTGCGGGACACGAAGGACCGTGCGGGCGGCCACCTGGCCGTCCCGGCGTCGAGCTGGGCAGCATTCACCCTCGAGGTGAAGGCTCGCAGCTGACCAGTCGGTGAGAGCAGTAGAAGGCCCAGTGCCCCAATGAGAGGGGGCACTGGGCCTTCTTTGTGTGCGTATGTGGACCGTTTACGGACCTTGGTGGGTGGGAGAGACGAAAACGCCAGGCCGGAAGTTGCTCCCGACCTGGCGGTGCAGTGCCCTCAGCAGGACTCGAACCTGCGACCTAGAGATTCTCAGGAGACCATCTCGATCAGTCCCGATTAGCGTGTCCACCTGGTAAAGCAGTCCCACCTAGCCACGATCAATCGCACCTATTCACGATTGTAAGTGGACCATTAATGGACCACGGCTCGAACCTCAACCCTCGACCTGGTCGAACAGCGACTCCAACGAGTCCGCTGTCCCTGCGTTGGCGACGCGCTTCCGCCGGTAGTGCTCCTCAACCACCTTCGCGCTGTTCCCCAACTGGTCCCCGATCGCCGTCGACACGATGTCCGCGTCACCGAGGTGCGTGCCGACCGTGTGCCGGAACACATGCGAGCTGACGTCCTCGTAGCCGATGGCGTCGCACGCCGCCCGGAACCGCTTCCCCACATTCGACGGATCCACCAACGCACCATTCCACGCCGGGAACAGGACACCCCCGCCGGACTCCAGTTTCCGCCGGCGCCACATCTCTACCGACCACATCGGCACCACCAGAATCAGCGCTGACCCGTCGCCCTTCCGCTCTGGCACCCGCACGATCCCCTGACCGGCGATCCGGACAAGGTGATGGTCGACAACAACCCGGCGGGTCTTCAGGTCGACGTCTTCGCCGGTGACCGCGAGGATCTCGCTGATCCGCACACCAGTGGCAAGCATGCCCTCGGCGATGTCCGGCAGGTCTGTCCACGCCCGAGCCCTCGGGCCCAACTGCGACACGTCACCCTTGCCCGCCGTGTACGTGCGCAGCTTCGTCATGAAGTCCGTGCGCTGTGCTGGCTCGAGCACGGTGATGGCTTTCTTCTTCCCGCCACGCTCGACAGTGTCGACCTGCTTGACCGGGTTGATCCCCTCCGCGCCTGCGAACACCGCACCGTGCCGGACCCCGTACCCGCAGATCCCACCGAGGACGACCTTCAGGCGTTTCGCTGTGGCGAACCCGACGTCGTCGTGCACGGTCTTGATGCGCTCGTCGCAGCACGTCACGGACACTTCGCTCGCAGACAGCTCGTACATCGCGTCACGGATGTAGTTGTTCACGGTGTCGCGGTAGTCGTACAGCGTCTTCGGCGCGCGCAACCCGAGGTTGACCTTCCGCTCGAGGTCGGCGAGCCACTTATCTGCGATATACCCGAACCGGGTGTCACCGGAGAACCCCTTCTTCCCGGTGGCCTCGTTCTTCAGCCCGGTGATGTGCTCCTTCAACGCGTTGATGGCCTTCGTCTCCGAAGCCCCCCGCCTACGAGGCCGACGGGTCCGGCCGTTCCCCATCCGGACACGGGTGCGCGCCTCATAGACAGCGGGCCGGCCCTTCGCCTTCTCGGCGATCAAGGTGACGTGGATCGTGCCGTGCGCGCCGATCGGTGTCCGCGGTCTAGCCACGGTGACCTACAGAACGCACAGCGACAGCAGCGGGCGCAGCCTGATCGGGAGGAGACATTCCGGGCCGCTCTGGGTGGGTCGGAGTGTCGGGGGCTCTGTTGTCGACGACGTGGTCACGGTCGACAGCGACGTGACCGGCAGTGGCAGCGTGTAAGAGAGGGTAACGGCGGTGGTGGAAGCACTCGTGGTGGGTTCCGGTGTAGGTCTCTGCGTGGCCGCGGGGGATGCCGTCGATCTGCCCGGTGGTGCCGATGTGGGCCCGGGGTTTGTGGTGGTGGTGCCGGAACTGGTCGGTGCAGTTGATGTCGTGGCCCGCAGTGTGGTCGAGTTCGGCGGCAGCGCGGTCACTGTGTCGGGTCCGGTGGAGAACGGGATGGTGATTGCGGCGATCGCGGTGACCACGGCTGCCGTGCCTGCTGTAAGCGCTATCCCGGTCGTCATGGAATGCCCCTTCGTCCAGGTGACAGTGGCCACGGGGGCGAGCAGGGACACGAGCCAGAGCCGGCGGCGCAGCTCCTGCGGCGGGAGAGCCGCCAGCCGCTCGGCTTCCTCGTGTGCGTCGAGTCTGCGCTTCAACTTCCTTAGCTTGGTCAGCGCGTAGGCACTGAAGGCGCTGAAGGCGAGAAGTACCAGGGCAAAGCTGAGTAAGAGGAGATACTGGGGCATACCGACACAGTCGCCCTCTGGGTAGTGGTTGTGACACTTCTCCATCCTTTCGCAACACTAAGTACCCTCTTGGTCCATTGGTAAGCCTTGCCTGTCTTGACTTTCAGCGATGCGGGTCCGGCGTTGGAAGATTTTCGCCCACCGGTTTTCCTCCGGGAGCTCGGTGATGTCCATGAGTGCTTCCTCGACCTCGTCGCGGAGGACCCGTTCGTAGAGGTGCGCGTCTCCCTGGTCGCGCAGGGTCGGGGGGCGGCCTTCCTCGAGGAGGCCGCGGGCGCTTCCCGAGACCCAGCCGGCGGCCTTGTCGAGTCCGCCCAGGGTCTTCGTGCGTGGCATGTCGATCAGCGCGCGCTCGACTCGTTGCACCGTCTTCACTGCCAGTCCGCCAGCTGCGGCGAACTCCTCTTGGGTCTGGTCGAGTTCACCCCGCCGGTCCATGACGCCCTGTCCAAGCCTCTTTAAGTCTCTTGCGGCCATATTCGGAGTGTGGCGGGGTGGGCGCGTCTTGTCTACCTGGGGCAGGCATTTCTTGCGTCGACGCTGTGTGCGTTCGAGCACCCTGTACCGCATGGCAGCCTCCCTGTGTTGGGACTCTTTATACCTCTTAAAGTCTCTTGCGGCAAGTCTTGACCCTAAAAGTCCTAGAAAGTCTTGTGCTCCGCCTCGTGAAGTCCTACAGTGACTCCCATGCCAAAACCCAGAGGCCACAACATCGAGGCCCGCCGACTACGGCTCGGGATGAAGCGCAGCGAACTCGCCACCAAGGTGGGACTCCACTACAAGACGATCTTCGGGCTCGAAAAGGAGCACCAGACCGGCTCACAGGAGAGCTTCCAGCGCATCGCGACAGTCCTCGGTCTGGAACTCGAAGACGTCATGGACACATCCCATGCCGGCGCCGCGTGACAACCACCCCGCGGCAGCCGTATCCCACGCCGCGACCGGAGCCAGTGCGCCCGATACCGCCGCCCCGCAAGACGAAAACCCGAACCCGGATCGCAGGTGCGAAATGAGCCAGGTCACCAGGCAGGCATGGAACCCCCGGGAAGTCGCCGCGGCTCTCGGCATCGGGTACCAGAAGGCCCTCGACCTGATCCACGATGGCGTCATCGGCCACGTCCGCGCCGGTCATTTCATCCTCGTGCCCGACGAGGAACTGAAACGGTTCCTCGCCCCCGGTATCAAGCGCTCCGCCTAACCCCCGAAAGGAGGCAGTGATGTCTAACCTTGATCTGTTCGCCGGCGCCGGAGACGGAGTTGACCCGTCGCACTTCGGCCTCACCGAAGACGGTGTGCCGTACGTCGTCGCCAGCAAGTTCGCTGCGGCTCTCGGCTACTCGAAGACGCAGAACGCGACCGACTCCCTCGACCCCGAGGAAAAGGGTTACGCCGTGACCGTGACCCCTGGCGGCACGCAGCGGGTCGGCGTGATCTACGAGGACGGGATCTGGGAGCTGATCTTCCGGTCGACGCTTCCGTCCGCGAAGGCCATCAAACTCCGGGTGAAGTCGATCCTCCGTCAGCTTCGGCAGACGGGCGTGGTCGACACCCGCGAGAAGCCGCTCACGGAGATCGAGGTGGCCCGGAAGTACCTCGCCGCACTCGAGCGGGTCGCGGAGCTCGAGCCCGCCGCGCAGTCCTGGGAGACCTTGGCTGACGCGTCTGGTGACTACTCGATGCGCGAGGCCGCTCAGATCCTCGACCGGGACCCGGCCATCAAGACCGGCCAGAACCGGCTTTCCAGGTACCTCCGGGAGATTGGGTGGGTCGACCGCCACGGCACCCCCTACCAGCGAACCGTGGACCCCTCATTTCTAGTTCTCCGGACCCGAAGCTACGACCACCCGCGCACCGGCGAAGCACAGGTGACCAGCCAGATCCGGATCACTGTCAAGGGTTTGCACGCGCTCCACAAGCGGCTCGGCGGGTCTGGCCCGCTGCTGCTCGCTGCCTGAGCACAGAAAGAAGCCCGGTGCGTGAACACCGGGCTCTAACCACAGGAGAGGTACCTCCCATGATCGTCATCAGTGTCTCATCTGGCAGGCATCGCCGCACCAAGGGCGGTAAGCACCGGGCCACCCCGCTCCAGGAGTTGACCCGCACGGTCACGCGCGCGGTCGCGTACCTGCTGGGCCGGCGGTCGTATCCGCCGCTTCACTGCAAGGTGAACCGTTCGCAGGACACGCTCCGTTTCGCCCCGGTCTCGGCGCCGGAGTTGTCGGCGGTGGCGTCGTGACTCACGCCGACCAGCACCCGCTTGCGGGGCAGACCGTCACCGTCAACACCCTGCTCCCGGTTCACGGGCGGTCCGACAACAGCTTCGAGTACCGCATCGAGGACCGGCAGGACCGCGTGTTCGGGCAGTCGTGGATGTACGCCGAGGGGAACCCGGCGGCGCTGTTGTACGCGATGAGGTCAGGGTTTTCCAACCTTCCGCTGGACAACGAGGTCCTGTACGGAAAGGACCCCAGCGGCATGGGGCACATCGTGCACGTCTCGGAGATCGCGGTTGAGGGTGACCTCTCGTGAGTGTGCGGCTGGAGTTGACCGCCGAGGAGCGGCACGACCGTGCGACGCACGCGGGGGACCAGGTGGACAAGCTCCGGATCAACGTCATCACCGCGCTGGTGATCGTGGGTGTGATCGCGGGGCTGGCGTACTTCGGGTACGCCGCTGTCGCCTACACCATGAACCTGCTGGGGGTGTGGTGGTGATGCGGATCTTGTTGGTGGTGAAGGACTTCTTCGCGGAGTGGCTGTACACGCTGTGCGAAAACCACATCGAGAAGGTGGACGCCAAGGTGTGGGCGACCATGCAGGTTATCGGTCCGTGCCCCGACTGCGGACAGCATTTGGATCAGGACGGTTTTGGGGACCACACGGAAGAGTGCCGCTACGCGACGCTCGGGAATGAGTTGTCATCGTGAGCAAGTTCAAGCGGATCATCGCGCAGACCGTGGGGGATCAGCGCACCAAGAAGGACAAGGCGAAGGACGATTTCGATCAGGTGGTCGGTAACACGGTCCCGAAGAAGACCAACGACCCGAAGGGTGGCAAGTGATGGGCACGCTCACGTTGCAGGACCGTACGGGTGATGTGTGGGTGCAGCCGGATTCCTCTGTGGACTCGTGGAACGCCGCCGGGCACGCGGTGCGGCAGGAGTGGCAGCGGCACCAGGTGGAGTTGGCGTGGGGACCAGTCATCGAGGTCATCGAACCGAAGGACGGCAAGTGATGCGCAGCGTCGACGCAGACATGAACACCCGCATCAACGGCCTGACGCGGTGGGTAAGAGGGAGCGACGAGGCAGCCATGCGCGCCGCTGGTGGGCTGGTTTTGGGTAGTCGGCATTGGTTGTACAGCAAGCAGTTCCACGCTTTGTGCACCAACGAGTACGAGGGCGTCTTCTATATCGACTGGGCCGCAACGGACTACGCGCTCAAGCGGGAAGACCTTCTTGGGTCGTCTGGTGAGATCGCGCTCCTGAAGTGGGCCGTCGTGATCGCCCGTGACCTGTTCGGGGCGTCCAGTCTCGACCGCAACAACCGTGAAGCCGTTCTGGACGCGCTCGCTGCGGGCTGGGGGATGACGCGATGAACGCCACCGCTGCTGTGTACCTGATCATCCTCCTCGCCGTGGTGGCGTCCGTTCCGCTGATGGCAGCCACCCACCACCTCCCGCACATGCCGAGGAAGTGGCACCAGTGACCGAAGGGATCGACCACCCGAACCGTTTCGTCATCCGGGCGCAGATCGCGAAGGCTCTCCTGATGCCACGGCCGGAACCGGCGTCTCTCCAAGAAAGCCAGCAGTCCGAACAGGACGCCATCGTCGACGCTGACTTGGTGATGCCGTTCATCGACAAGCTGATCACCACGAACCGGAACCTGCACGCACTGCTGAAGGCACGGGATTTCCAGATCGACCGAGAGCGGGAGAAGGCTCGCAAACTCACACCGCCCTCACCGAAAACCCCACCTAACTGGGTACCGAAACCGGGGGAGATGGTCACCGGTTCGCACCGTGACGGTGTGACACTGACTGGGTTTTTTGAGGGTCCCGTGGAGTTGAGCCAACTCGCCCGGATCACCCTCAGCCAACCCGGCGCGACACCCGCGATGGTCGCGTACGTTCTCGCTGCCACGGTCCGCCCCGCTGGGTCAGCGCGGGTGAGTGCGTCATGACCGCTGTGTTCGTGTGGATCGACAGCGCAGCTGGGCTGGTCCTCGCTGCCCTCGTGATCTACCTGGCGGTGGACTTGTTCCGGCCACGCAAACGCCTCAACGACAAGCCCTACGCGCAGCTGCCCGACCGGTGGACTCCCGCCGAATCCGTAGCCGCCGCTACCCCCAAGACAGGACGGAAATCCCAGTGACCAACCACAACTCCGACGAATACGACGACGGCCACACCATCGACTACGGGCCTCTCCAGTCGCAGCCGCCGAAGAAGAAGCGCAGGACCCTGAAGATCGTCGGCATCACGTTCGGCGCTGTCGTCGCGATCATCATCTTCGGCGGTGTCATGGCAGCAGGGACCGGCGCCACCGTCACCAAGGTCCCCACACAGACCGCACCCACCATCGCACCGACGGAGACAGCGACCGCGCCGGCACCACCCGCGCCCACCCCGGCACCGGTCGCGCCCATCGCACCGGCCCCGACCGGCCCGGTGACGACGTTCTCCGATGGCACCTACCAGGTCGGTGTGGACATCGCACCCGGCCGGTACAAGACCGCTGGTGCGGACCCGTCGCTGTTCGCGAACAACTGCTACACGGAGCGGGAATCCAACGACTCCGGGGAGTTCTCGGCGATCATCGCGAACAACAACACCGTCGGCCCGTACTCGGTGACAGTGCGCAAGGGTGAGTTCTTCAAGGCCGATGGTTGCTTGCCGTTCACCAAGGTCGGCTGACTCTGATGCTGAAGTGCAGGTGGCACGAGGCCCAGGCGATCGTGAAATGGACCACGTCCGGTCTGATCACCGTGCCCCTGTGCGAGCACTGCTTCCTCGACTGGTTTGACCGGGCAGACAAGGTGTACGTCGCCTGTTACCAGTGGTCCGCCTACGAGGGTTTGGTTCTCTACCCGCAGCGTCTGGAATGGACGAACAAAGCAGCAAGGGCGCGGTACGGGAACACATCGGATCAGGTACTTCAGTTGAGGGGCGCGGCATGAGCATCGCGGAGATCAAGGCGAACTGCCCGGACCGCGCGAACCACCAGGAAGGCCCGAAAGTCGTCGCTGAGTGGGAAGTGTGGGCGTCGACCATGTGGAAGTCGCACATCCGCACGGACTGTCCTTCCTGCGGGTTGACCGAACACCTCCGTAAAGCCCGGGAGTTTTTCGGGGCGAGGACGTTGATCCAATCCGTGGTGTTGGCGTGCCACGCGGGAATCATCCGGAGGGAACCATGACCGTTGTTCTGATGGCTTCCCGCTACCCACCCTGCCCTGTGTGCGGCACGGAAAGGTGGGTGCGGCTCCGCACCGCCGGGTCGGTCAACCGGCGCCGTGTCGTCCAGTGCCCCCACTGCGGGCCCATGCAACTCCCCATCGGTATCCCCACGAACGGATCTCGGAGCACCACATGACAGACAACGAAGACCTGGTGTTGGAGGTCGCGACATTGAAGGTGGTGTCGGAGGTCTTCATCAAGCGCTACGCCGATTCCCGCGCCGAGCTCGGCGCTACCATGAAGCGCGGGGATCGGCTCACCGCGTGGTCCCCGCTGGACGGCGCCCCGAAGATCGGATCCGTCACCCTCACCGACCCGAAGAACACCGCCCGCATCGGGCACCGTGCCGCGTTCGAAGCGTGGGTGTCGGACAACTACCCGGGTGACATCGCCTACGACTTCGAGATCCTCCCGAACACGGATCAGGAAGTCATTACCTGCCTGTACGACCACGCCCCGCATCTGCTGAAGAAGATCGTGAAGATCAACCGGGACCTGGAGAAGCAGGTGTGCGTTGACTCCGCTGCACTCGGCGTGCCCGTCGGGCCGTCGGGCGAGGCGGACGTTCCGGGGGTTGTGGTGTCGTGCACGGAGCCGGTGGTGTCGTGCCTCCCGGCCAAGGGCGCGGTCGCCGCGGTGATCGACCTGTTCCGGTCGGGCCGGCTCACCCTCGAAGACTTCTCGCCCCGCGAGCTTCCCGGGGGTGCGGCATGAACCCGGAGATCTCGGCTGCTTTGAGGGCGGACTTCGAGCCGGAGAAAATCGGCCACCTCCCGAAGATCACATGCCCGAAGTGCCGAGAAGGGACCTGTTCGGAGCACACCCGCAAGAACTGCAAGACGTGCGGGAACTACCTCGGCAAGCACATCCACATCCAGTACGTCGGCCACGCCCACGTCCGCGAACGACTGCTAGACGTGGACACGACCTGGAACTGGGAGCCGATGGCTCTCGATGGCATGGGGCTCCCCGCACTGGACGCGTCCGGTGGCCTGTGGATCCGCCTCACCGTCGACAACGTCACCCGCCCCGGGTACGGGCACGCCGGACAGAAACGAGGCGGAGACGCCATCAAGGAAGCCATCGGTGACGCGCTCCGCAACGCCGCGATGTCGTTCGGTGTGGCGCTCCCGATGTGGATGAAGGAAACCCCCGCACCGGTCGCGGACACCGCCCCCACACCGGACCCAGTGTTGGACGAGACAGCTCGAGCGAGCTTGTCCCGGAACCTGTGCCTCGCCGCCGGCGCGAAGAAGCGGATGAATTTCGCCACGGTTGAGGAGGAGTTCAAGAAGTGGTCTGGTGGGGCGAAGTTCCGGGAAGCTGAGACTGCGCAGCTTGAGGGCTTCCTTGAGGTTCTGCGGAGTGCCGCATGACCGACCAAGCGCCCCTGAGTCCAGTCGAAGCCGGTCGTGCGCTGTGGCAGATCGGCGAGGACATCAAGACGAAGACCGATGACCTGATCGCCCTGCGCAAGGACAAGCCCTACCTGGCGCGGGCGAAGCGGGCGGCCTATGCGCGCTCGTTCCTCGGAGCCCGTGAAGGCACCCAGGAGTTCAAGAAGCAGATGGCGATCATGGACTCCGACGAAGCCCAGTTCCAGCTTGAGGTTCATGAGCAGGAGATGGAGGCGTGCAAGGACAAGTTGCATGAGCTCCGGGACCGGTCGGAGATCGGCCGGTCGATCAACTCGAATCTGAAGGAAGAACTTCGCACCTTCAACCAGACGGGGCAGGTATGAAACGCACCGAGCTGAAGCGGACGGGTTTCAAGCGGGCCGAGCTCGGCCGTGACCATGTTGTTCCGCCGCGCCGGACGCCTACCTCCCCGGGTCGTACACCGCGCAAGGTCGACGAGGCGCTCATCGTCCACAAGTACTTGTCTGGTCGTTCGCAGCAGTCGGTGTGCCGGGAGTTCGGGATCAACTCGACGCGCCTCGGGAAGATCTTCACGGCGCATGGGGTGAAGCCACGCAAGCCGGGGCGCCCGAAGTTGGGGACGACGAGGGTCGCGGAGAACAACGGCCGTGAGGTTGTCCGTAAGCGGGTTGGTGATGGGGGCTGTGAGGTCCGTATCGACATGGTGTGTACGGGTGCGGCGCAGGAGTGGCACCACCGCCGCAACAGGTCGCAGGGCGGCACCTGGGACGCATCCAACGGGCTCAAGGCGTGTTCGCGATGCCACCACGCGATCACCACCGCCGCGTCCCGGTACACCGAGTTCGCCGCCAACGGGTGGATCGTCCGGTCCACCGAGAACTGGGCCAAGAAGCGTGTGCTGTACCGGGGCCGTTGGGCTCTGCTCGACGACACCGGAGACGTCCGCTACGAACCGATCAAGGAGGCATCGTGAACTCGGAGATCGACCAGCCGCCACCCTGCCGCGAAGACCCAGATCGCTGGTTCCCGATAGGCCAAGGCCCGGCCATCCAAAGGCAAATCGCCGATGCTAAAGCGGTGTGCCGCGCCTGCCCGTTCATGGTGCCGTGCCTGACAGCGGCGCTCACCGAGCACCGCTTGGACGGGATCTGGGGCGGATACACCTGGGACGAACGCAAGATGATGCGCGGCGTACCAGAGTCCGCGAACCGGTTTAAGGAGATCGACGCCAAGATCCGCGACCTCGACCACCTCGACCAGTACGCCGTAGCGAAGACACTGCACCTCGACCTGTCCGTCGTCCGCCGTGTCCGCCACGCCCCGCAAGCGGTACCGCGGTGAGTATCCGGGTGCGCCTGACCGCCCCCAGCCGGCCCGACTGCTCACCGGTCTGGGCACAGCGGCTGTGGGTGCTGTGTTGGCGCGGTCAGATGCCCATCGAAGCGTTGGCCGCGGTCGACCCAGCGCAGCGGGACGCTCTCCTCACCGAGCTGTGGAAGCTCGGCTGGAGTGATGTGGAGATCGCCACCCACACCCGCATGACCACCTACACCACCGGTCGCATCCGAGCTCGCCTCGGACTCGCGGCGCACCGAGCCCCGAAGGGAGCGGCTGCCTGATGGCCGTATCGAAACGACTGCGGTTCGAGATCCTCCGCCGCGACAACCACGCCTGCCGGTACTGCGGCGCCGCGGCGCCGGACGTTCCGATGACAGTGGACCACGTCGTCCCCACCGCCCTCGGTGGATCAGACGACCCGTCCAACTTGGTCGCCGCATGCAAGGACTGCAACGCAGGGAAGTCAGCCAGTGCGCCGGACGCTCCGATCGTCGCGGACGTGGCTGCTGATGCTCTGCGGTGGGCGAAGGCACTCGAGGTTGCGGCGAACGCGATGCTTACCGACCTCTGGGGCAGGGAAGAGCTGTTCTCACAGTTCAAGAGCTATTGGGGCATTTGGCAGAACGACAACGGCGACACGATCGAACTTCCGCGAAACTGGCGCAAGACCGTGGAGTCGTTCATCGGAGTTGGGCTGCCCGTGGCCGTCCTGCTGGAGTGCATCCGAATCGCCATGGACGCGCCGAAGGTCCGGCCAGAAGACACCTTTCGGTACATGTGCGGGACTGCTTGGGCTCGCGTGAAGAGGCTGCAGGAATCGACCCACTCACAGGTAGCTGGCCGAGTGGCCGCCACCGACCCGGGGGGGACCTGATGGCCCGTATTCGAAACATCAAGCCTGAGTTCTTCACCTCCGAGTCGGTCGCTGAGCTGACGTTCAGGCAGCGCCTCACATGGATCGGGCTCTGGACCCACAGCGACAACTTCGGGCGCGCTCGGGACAACGTGCGGGTCATCAAGGGCGCGGTGTGGCCGATCGATGACGTGTCGTACGAGGACATCGAGGAGGACCTTTCCGCGCTCGCTGAGCAGAGCCGAATAGTTCGCTACGAGGTCGATGGGAAGCGGTACTTGGAGGTCACTAATTGGGGTGAGCACCAGTACGGAGCGTTCAAGGGGGAGCCCAAGAACCCCGGTCCGGAAATGTCTCGACAGGATCCAAACTTTTCTGGATACACAGGTGAGGATTCACCTGTGGACAACCCGCCCGAAGGAGGTGGAAGTGGTGCTCTACCAGGAGATCAAGAAAAGTCTGGACACGTTCAAGGGTTTTCTCGAAGTGGTCCAGAAAAATCCTCCGGTATTCAGGGGTCAGGTGTCAGGGGACAGGGGAGGGGTACGGGAGAAAAGTCTTCACGCCCACCAGCACGCTGCCTCAAACACCTCGACCACTCCGACCCGCCTCCCTGCGGTCGCTGCGCTGACGCCCGCCGCTCCGCACAGGACTGGGACGCCGAGCAGAACGCCACCAACTCAGCCGCCCGCGGCGCTCAAAGCTTCTGTCGTCTCTGCGACGGAGACGGCTGGCGCTACCAACCCGGTGGCGCCGCCCACGGACTCACCTCCGAACGCTGCGACCACATCCCCCGGAACCAGGTGACCGCGTCATGACCGAGTGGGCTGAGCGCCGCCACTTCCACGACCTCGAGTGGCGCATGGAACGAGCCGAAGCAGAAACCGTCGCGTGCACCGAGCCGGGGTGCGAGGTTCCCGCCGGCGAGACGTGCCGCAACCTCGACGACGGATTGCCACTCGGCCGGCTCCCGGCACATCACCGCCGCATGAAGGCCGCGGCTCTCGCCGCCGCCGCGACACCTTCGATCGACGAGGAGCCCTCAGATGCCTGAAACCACCGTCCCCGGTACCGGAACCCTCGGAGGGGCTGAAAGTCCCTCAGGCGCCGCCACGTCGGCCAGCAGTGACCATTCCGACCGGCTCGCCGCCGAGGTGTACGCGTTCATCTGCGACGGCGACGCCTTCGCCAACCTCCCCGACTGCGAAGCGTGCGGCGGTTGCGGCAAGGACACCCGGGGGACCGAGTTCGCTGACGAACCGGCCACACCGGACGCCGTGCTCGCGGCGCTCAAGCCGCCGCCATGGTGGGCCGTCGAACACTGCTGCGAAGCCGGAGCCACGGCGTATCCGAACCCGTGCATCTGGCACGCGGTGTCCGAGTGAGCACCCACGACGAGATCGTCGAGCAGGCAGCGGAGTTCATCTGGGAGTTCATACACGGCAACTGGGGCGTGTACGCGGACGTTCAGGAGTTGGCCGCTGGCCTGGCCGACGCCGGGCTGATCATCGACTCCGCCAACGCCAAGCACGAGTGCGACGAGGTGTTGGTGAACACCATTCGCAGTCTCGGCGTCAGCATCGCGAAACGCGAGGAAGAACGGGACACCCTGGCGTGGCTGCACGCCGAAGCCGTGTGGAAGCGGGACCAGACAGCCGAAGCCCTTCGTGGGGCCGCGATCGTGATTTGCGACCAGCGGGACCGCATCGACAAGGCTCTCGCGCTGCTCGCTGACACCGCGCTGATGCCAATGACCATCGGCGACTACCAGGCGCTTAAGTTCGACGTTCGCGCCGCGCTCACCGGCGGTGCCGAATGAGCGACGAGCGTCTTCACTTCACCATCACTGCCCGCGACGAGATGGCCGTAGTCGTGCAAGACACCTTGGACCGGTGGGCAGAGCTGACGTACCGCCGTGTCTCCGCGCACCGCCCCGACCGCATGGGAACCGTCGTCTTGGGTGTGCTGTTGCCGTACGACGAGGAGATCGGTGAGCGGGTCAAGGACTCCGACGGCGTGATCTGGACGGTCCTCGCCGAGTCGATCCGGGGGTGCTCTGAATGAGCGCTGATGACCATGGGGACTACAGCACCTACGTCAACTATCACTGTCGCTGCGAGGCCTGCAAGTTGGCGAACAGGGACACCATGCGCAAGCAACGCGAACGGCGGGCGAGCCGAGGAGTCCCGATCTCGACGCCGCACGGCCGTGAGTCCACTTACTCGAATTGGTGCTGCCGCTGCGGTGCGTGCAGGCAGGCGCATACCGCGTACTGCGCTGCGAAGAAGAGCAGGAAGGCAGTCACGTGAGCGCTGACGACATGTACGACCAAGCCGCCCAAGCGGAGTTCAACCAGACGCGCCGGGAGTTTGACCACATCGATCTCCGGTGGAAACCCATGACCGCGGGGGACCGGGACGTGGTGATGCGGGCAGCGGCGCGGATGCGGAAAGCCGCAGAGCTGCTGGCGAACCCGACACCGGAGGAACGGTGCGAACGCTACGACCTTCCGGTAAACGGCTGTGATCACTGCCGTCGGGAGCTGGCCAGGGTTCACGAAGGACATCGCCGACAACTGGATGCCGGACGAGGTCGAGGGTGGTGTTCTCGGTGACTGAAGGCGCAGCGCGGAAACGGTCCCGGTCGTCGGCGAAGGCGGCCGGCGCCCGGTTCGAACGGACGATCGCCGACTACCTCGCGGTGCACATCGACGACCGGATCGACCGCAGGGTGAAGACCGGCGCGAAAGACCGCGGAGACCTTGGCGGGATCCGGACGGTGCATGGCCGGGTGGTGGCTGAGCTGAAGGACACGGCGCGGGTGAACCTCGCCGGGTGGGCAGCCGAAGCCGAGACGGAGCGCGGCAACGATGACGCTCTCGTAGGCCTGACGATCTCGAAGCGGCACGGTGTCGGCAACCCTGGCTCGCAGTGGGTGCACATGACTGTTGACGACCTGGTCGCCCTGTTGACGGGCGAGAGGCCGGGGGCAGCGTGATGGGTGCTCAGTCTGGGTCGGGATCGGCAGATGCGGAGGTCAGGTATCGCCGGTTCTTCCGGATGTACTCCTTCAGCAGGTCGCGGACGACCTCGGAGATCCGGTCGCCCTTGGCTTCGGCGATGGCCTTCGCTTCGTCCCACACCACGGGCTTCATGCGGACGTTGAAAGATTTCATGTTCTCGGGGGTCACGGCAACGAGTGTACCCACAAACGGCGTTACGGGAAGTAGTTGGCCGAAGGTCTTGTTTGTGGGTACAACTAGGCCTACATTCGTATGAACAACCAGTCGCGCCGAGCAGGGAGAACGCCATGAACATCGTCACCAAGATCGTCGAAGCGGTCCGCGAGTACATGGCAGCCCTGAACGAGACGATGCCGCAGCTCGCCGGCGACACTGAGGCCCCGCGCCCCGTCGTCGTGAAGGACACCTTCGGCAAACGTCGGCCGCTACGCCGCGCTCCGCGGTGACCACTCCGGCCGCAACTGGCGCGTCGAGAACGCCGTCACCGACCGCCGCTACATCGTCCACAACGTCCACACCGACGAGACCCGCGTCGTCGACCACACCGCCCTCACGTCTCTCTACTGACCTACCCGCCCTACTGGCAGACACCCGGTGTTCGAGTCCCGGGAGGGCACGTCCGAAGTCCTTGCCGAAGCTCCCCGTAACCCCGAAGGAGAAGTAGCCGTGCCGAAGTGGCTGTACACCCTGGACCTGTCGGATGTGTTCCACGCCGACGACGTCCCGCTCCCGACGAAGGCCCGAACCATCGCGGACCGGATCGAGAAGTCTCGCTTCTTCGACAAGGCCTGGACCTCCGCCCTGTCCGACGTGGCTGACCAGCTCCGCGATCTCGCTGAGGACGAGCGGGATGACGTTGAGGAGTTCGACCTGATCATGAACGACCTCTACGACTACGCCGACGCTGAGCGCGTGTGGGTTGACACGTTCCTGAAGCCTGCCCGTGTCCCTGCTCTCGCCACCGAAGAGGAGGTCTGACTCATGGAGTCGACTGACTGGATCAAGCCAGGAGCAGACATCCTGGTGTACCGGGATGGAGGCAGTGGCCCGACGACGTTGTTCCGGACCACGGTCGCGTTGGTGAGGGCGAAGTCGTTCCTTGTCGAGGATGTCCGCATCACACCGATCAAGTTCGAAACGCTGGCCTCCAGTCGTGTGCCGTCCGGTTGGGGTGGTTTCCAGTACCGCGCGGTTCACCCGGATAGCGATACCGCGAAGGCCCTGTATGCCTCCGAGAGGCGGGAGCGGATTCTCGCCCGCGCCGCTGCTGTCGTCGGTTACCCGACGGCCACTGACCCGGTCCAGCTGGATCTGGCGATCCACACCCTGACGGTGTGGCGCGACTACCTGGCCACCGAAGAGGAGAAGTAACCCGAAATGGACGAGATCCCGATTGCTGAACTTCCCCGCCACAAGCTGTGCACGACTTGCCGTGAGCACGTCGGGGAGATCGCCGAGTTGCGCAGGCAGGCCGACTACTTGGAGAGCTTGGTTCGTGAGTGCTCGTCGATCCCGAAGGAGCAGTCGTGAGTGTCCCGGTTCCTTCTCAGGGTGACCGAGTAGTAGTCACGATGCTCGACTCCGGTTACGAGTGCAGCGAAGAGCTGGTCCATGTCGGCGGCGAGTACGCGTCGAAGTCGTGGGTGGATCAGGGCATCGCGACTGTGGAGATCACGGGTCGATTCGCGACCAGCAAGTGGGGTCAGACGCACGAGTACGACGCCAACGGACTGCTGTGGACGAAGGAGAAGGCAAGCCATGAGTGACATCTGTTCGTGTGGCAATCGGTTCGACGGAGACAACTTGTGCATGAAGTCCGCATGTCAGGAGGAGGGCATGGAGCCTGTTACCCCTGTGTCTCGGGCTGACCGACTCGTCCAGGCCGCCACGAAGGCCGCGGAGCCTGTCTACGAGGCGACGATGTGCACCCTCGCCGGCTGCTGCGGGGACTTCGAGGGAGCGGTCAAAGCGTCTGTGGTTGCCGTACTACGGGAACTGGCCCGGGAGTACTACGGCCGTCCTGGCTGGAGCGACAACGGTGACGAGTTCGACGCTCTCGCTGACACCCTGGAGGAGAACCGAGATGCCTGAACGCATCCAACGCCGCCGCTCCCTCGGCTACCGCATGCCCAAGGGTGCCGTGTACGTCGGTAGGTCCACACGTTGGGGTAACCCCTTCGTCGTCGGCGCCCTGCTGTCCGACTGTCTTCGCGACGCGCCCCGAGCGCAGATCATCGTGGACGCCAAGCAGGCCACCGACCTGTACGACCTCCACACCGGTCCGATGGGGAACTACGAGCTCGACGTGGACGAGGTCCGTTGTCTGCTCGGCGGCAAGGACTTGGCGTGCTGGTGCCCGATAGGCCAACCGTGCCACGGAGACATTCTGCTTGCTGTAGCGAACCCGGGGGACGAGTCATGACCGCGCGGGGCATCTTCGCCGAGGGATCGAAGTCCCGCTGGCGGGTAGCGGAACTCCTCAACCGCCTCCCGGGGCAGTGCTGGGCTGACCTGGTCGGCTGGGTGCTGGGACACAACAGCGCCGAGACGAAGTCCCCCTGGTCTCCGATCGGTTGGGCTTGCCGGTCTGACTTCGCGGAGACGGGGACCTGCTACTGCGGGAAGCTCCGCACCCCCGAAGCGTCCGAGACCGTCCAGGGAGACGAGTCATGACCGAACCCGAAACCCCGTTGCCTGCCGAGTGGACGGTGACCGTCGGCATCCCCGCCGACTCCTCGCCCGCACTCCGCGACTCGCTGTTCAACACGATCGCGAAAGCTGCGCACGACTGGGAGCCGAAGGACCGCGACGGCTGGGACATCTCCGTGTCCGGCCACCCGTCGCCGTGGGACCGCATCGACCGGGCGCAGGCGCTCGCCGAGGAGATGCTTGGCCAGTTGGTGGACGGCCCTGAGCGCGGAGACGTGGTGGAGATCCTCGCGGCTCTTCGGGGGGACGACCAGTGACCACCGAACCCGCCGACTGGCAGCGCAAGTATGAGGACCTGCTTGCTCAGCGTGACTCGTGGTGGGGTCACGTGAGCATGGCAGTGAGGGACTCCAACGCTGAACGGGACGCGCTCCAAGCCCCGCCTCGACGCGGTGGACGCGATGTGGCTCCAGTGCCGCCAGGACTACTACCGGCTGGTGCACGCCATCGGCTGTATCGAAGATGACGCCGTGGACGAGGTGCTGGCCGAAGGGACGCGACTGTTCGACGAGTTGGCCGTGCACCAGCGGGACGTCGTCACCAGTTGGAAGCCCCCGCCTTGACACCGCCGAAGACCGCATCGACGCCGCACTCGCGCTGCACTCCGAGTTCCGGATCTACGGCGAGTGCGACCACCAGCACAACGAAGACGACCCCGGCGTGAAGTCCATTGAGAACGTGGGCTTGACCTGCGAGGACGGCTATGAGTACTCGATCTGCCGGGAGTGTTGCACAGCTGGTTCGGGCTACCAGTCGGAGGACTGCGCCGAGCATGACCGTGTCTTCTGCTGGCCCTGCAAGACCTCCGCTGCCCTGAAGGGGGAGACCCAACCGTGAGCTACGAATCCCGCGTCTACGACCTCAACCACGACGATGCCGTCTTCGGCCCGGAGCCGTGCGTCGTTCTCGTCGTCACCGGCACCCACGACGTGTCTCGCCTCGTCAACGTCCTCTCGCAGGGCGTCATCGAACAGATCGGCCTGGCCGCGCAGATCCGCCGGCAGGTCAAAGCCTCGAAGGGTGGACGTCTTGCTCTGGCGCTGCTGAAGCGGCACGGCGGGCCGGACTTCCTTGAAAAGCTCCCCGCCTCTACCTCTAAGGACGGAACCCCCAATGAGCAGTGACAGCGAAAACCGCCCGCAGCACGCGAAGAACGAACTGATCCCGATCTGGCAGACGGACTTCCTTGCCCGCTGGATGGTTTCCGTCGGCAGCACGGTCGACGAGAACGACCCGCACACCGGTTGGGCGGACATCGACGCTGACGCCCGTACGGGCATGGTCACGTTCGGGGACGAGTACACCCCGGCGGAGGCGCGGCTGATCGCGCAGGCTCTGTTCGCTGCCGCTGACCACGCCGAGAACTTCGGGAACCGGGCACAGTCGCTGATGTTCGACCTGACCTGCGCAGGCAACCTCCCGGAGCTGGCCGAGTTGCCGGTTGAGACTCAGCGCGCGGTCCGCCACGCGCTCATGGCGGCGGGTCACAGGTACCGGAAGCAGCAGCACCAAGCGTCGGCGGAGGTGCAGGGCTGATGTCTGACCCCACCCTCGCTGAGATCCGTGGCTTGATTCGGGAGCACGACCTTCACACCAGCCCCGACTCTGGGCAGACGGTGGCGCTCATCCGCGACGTCGTCGAGCAGGCGGTCAGGAACCTGGAGGACGAGGATGTCTGACCCCACCCCAACCCCGACCGAACAGCGCAACGCCATGGTGGACGGCATCACTGCCGCTGCTACCGCGATGCACGAGGGACTTCTCAGGAACGCCAAGGCCATCACCGAGGCGTGGTACTCAGCCGCGCAACTCCCCAACTTCCCGAAGGGCACCGCCATGGCCACCACTCCCGATCACCTGGACCGCGTCTACACGAAGTACGGCGACGAGAAGCCCTACACCGACCAGGACACCTTGCAGCAGAAGCTGTGGTCCGTGGTGGACCGCGAGGTCGGGCCGAACGAGGCCGACTTGGTCACCTCGAAGCTCGTCCAAGCCGTCGAGGAGCACATCACGAAGGTCGGTGTCCGCCGGTGAGCGACCCCAGCCCAAACCCTCGCGCTGCGTCGGCTCTGCTGTCCGGTGCTCTCGCCCGCCTCGACGTCATCCACCCCGAAGCGTTGCGTGGCCCGGTGCGGGACATCCTGCGGGCAGGCATCGAGATGTGCGTGATGTCGCGGTCCCTGCTCGGCCAGCCGATCCAGTACACGTTGGACCTCGCCAAGGCGATCGTGGACACCCCGGAGGACCCTCATGTTTGACCCACCTCAACGAAAGATCGAAACCGTCACTCGTGGTGGGCGGATACAGGTCATCGTCACCGAGTCGCCATTTGACTACAGCGACGAGAACGTTGACGCTGCCGCCCGTGCGTACCTCAACGGGACGTTCTCCGTCACCTCGTGGACACGGCAGGGCGGCAAGGACGACTTCCGCCGCCGCGTCGAAGCCCGGGTCGATGAACTCCTAGATGCCACCCCCGCTTCTCCTTCGGTGTCTGTACCAACACCAACCCCGACCGCGGCCAACGGGAAGCACGAGACGTGGGCTGAGCGCGTCGTGGCGGCTGCTGCGGGCGCGATGGGCTCCGACGTAGCGGTAGACCTCGGAGAGCACCGTGACGTCGCTACAGCGGTCCTGAGGGAGTTGGCGACCCAGCTCGACGAGACGCTGTTCAAGCACGTCGACTCCATCGCCCCTGCGCTTCGGATCCTGGCTGACGAGATCGAGAGGACCCCATGACCGTCCCGGGAAGCCCCGCCCTTGCGCCTGCCCCAGAGCCAGGACCTGACCGCGAGCAACTTCGTAAGCAGATCGCCGAGGAACTGTGGACTGGCCGCGCGGGTCGCGACTACGAGGCGACCGACAAGGTCATGCCCATCGTGGACAAGCTCCTCACCAAACTGGCTGACACTGAGCGCCGCCGGTCCTACCAAGAGTGGGCATCCACCCTTCATTTCGAGGGGTTGAGGGAGCACAAGTACGCCAGGGAAGCAGCGGAGGAGGAGTTGGGCCAGTGGCGCGCGTCCTTCGGGGAGTCGGCGTTACGTGACTCCGTCGAGTCGTTCAACCAGGTCCGTCGGGAGTTGGCTACCACCCGCGAAGAACGCCGCGTGTTGTGGCACCTGCTGAAGCTTTCGACGAAGCGCCGCTGGCTCGAGACAGGCGCGATCATGGACGCAGCGCGGCGAGACTGGAACCTGCTGAACAGCGTGATCGAGGCGAAGGACGAACTCTTCGGCCGCTCCGACGACGCCGACGCTCCAAGCGAAACTGCCCCTGTCTTGGCGCGTGCTGCTGACGCACCAAGTGAACTGGTCACACTGCCCTCCGACTGGGTGGCTCGGATCGACAAGGCGTTCGCGTCGGCGTGGCACTACAACTCGGCCCGCTCGTTCGTGATCGCGGAAATCGAGGGTTGGGGTACAGCTACCCAACCCACTAGCCCGATGCAGTCGAACGTTCAGCCGGGAACCGTCACCATCAACGGTGTCAGGCGTGAGACCGTCGACCCGGATGACGGCTCCGGTATCCGCTTCCCTGAGGGCTACACCCCCGTCCGGGACACCCCCGACAACTGCGGTGAGTGCGGCCAGCACTGGGACGACCACACCGGTACCCAGAGCGGCCTGTGCGTCACAGTTCCGCCGAGCGAGTGCCCGTGTGGCATCGGTTCGGGTCGGCTCGCACACGACAGTGATGACCCGAAGTGCGTCTATCACGTCGCCGCTCCTTCCCCGGAGGAGAAGCAAGCAACCGCCCGCCCAAGCGAGGAGTTCCGTAACGGCATCGACTGGTGCCCTCAGTGCCGCATCGACGTCGGCACGCTTCGGTACACCCACGGCTCGTACGGACCTGAGCGCTGCGGAAACTGCGACACCGACCTGATCCGCCGTCCTGCTGGTGGTACCGGGGACCCGACATGACCCGGCCGGCGGATGTGGCGGAGCTTTGCGCCGGCCCGGGAGGCTGGGGTGTCGGCGCCGCCATGACCGGCTACGAGGGACGCATGGTGGGTCTGGACGTCAACGCCGATGCGTGCCGGACCGCCACCGCGGCGGGCCATGAGCGGATCTGCGCTGACGTGTCGACCTACCCCACTGCTCTGTTCTCGAGGGTGGACGGGCTGATCGGGTCACCGCCGTGCCCTCCGTGGTCGCAGTCCGGAAGCCGCCTCGGCCCGCTGGATAGGTCGCTGGCACTGGCGCGGATCGGGGCGTTTGCCGCCCACCGCACGCCCGCGGTGGAGCAGTGGAACGACGACCGGTCGTTCCTGTCCGCCGAACCGATGCGGTGGGCTGTGGCGCTCCGCCCCCGCTGGATCGCCCTCGAGCAGGTGCCGGGTGCTCTGGCGCTGTGGCAGCACATCGGCGGCCACCTCGAAACCATGGGCTACACCGTCGCCACCGGGGTACTGCGCGCTGACGCGTACGGGGTGCCGCAGACCCGGCGCCGCGCGGTCCTCATCGCCCGCCGCGACGCCATCCCCGCGGGCCTGCCGGCACCCACCCACCAAGCCCACGGAACCACCGGCCCGCTCCCTGCCGCGGTCACCATGCACAACGCGATCGGCTGGGGACTCACCGACCGGCCGGCGTGGACCGTCACCGGAGGAGGCACCCGAACCGGCGGCGCCGAAGTGTTCGGGAACGCGAAGTGCCGGACACAGATCGGCAACCGCCGACCTACCGTCGCCGAATGCGCCGTCCTCCAGTCCTTCCCCGCGGACTACCCGTTCACGGGCGACACCGCCGGCTCCCGCCACCAGCAGGTGGGCGACGCGATACCCCCACTGCTGGCCGCGGCGATCCTCCGCCCCCTGATCGCTTCCCCCGCTCTGTCTGAGAGGTCCGCGGCGTGACTGTTCCCAGTGTCCCTACCCCACCCCCCAGCCCAGTACAGCCAGCAACCGAGTTGTTCAAGCGTGCGCCCGGTGGTGGGACCGCTTACCTGAAGGCAGAGGAGACAGCAGTGACAGAGGGCGAGAACGGGCATCTTCCAGCCGAGCCGTTGGCTTCTGGCGCGGCGGTGATCTTCGAAGCGTGGCGGATGCTCGGCCCCGGAGCGACGCCGCAGAACGCGGCTGGTGTGCTGGCGCAGGCCCTGATCGATGCTGGGTGGGGCCCTGTCGCGGCCCCTTCTGTTGCGGTACAGCCCGAATACCCAGCGAACATGGTCAAGATCCTCGCTCAGTTGCTGGAGCAGTACTACGAGCACGGCGTGGGGCAGGACTGCGTCAACTACGAGGAGTCCGCGAAACGGTTCGTCGCGGGCTGGACCCCGGCTTCTACAGCACCACCAGCACCCCAACCCGAAACCGAGTGGGGCTACAGGACGCCAGGCGACGACTTCGTCACGCAGTCTGCCGAGGAGGTAGCTCGCCGCTGGGTGGCGTTCGCTCACCCCGGCATGCGCACTCTCGTCTCCCGCACGGTGGGCCCGTGGACGGCGGTGACCGAATGACCGCCCGGTACCCCGAAGACCTCCCTGGGGCGACGTGATGGCAACGAGACCCGGACACCCCAGCACCCACGGCCACCACATCAACCACATCACCTGCGGCAGCAGCTACCACCGCCAGTGCAACGGCTTCTCCGGTGACGGCTATGACACCTACCTCTGTGGGTGCTGCTGCCACGACCTCGACAGCTACCCCAAGTCCGTCACCGACGCCGACCGCGCCTGGATCCAACGCGTCACCGCCCTCCCTGTCCCTTCCCCCGAAGACCTGGAGAAGCCCAATGGCCACTGATACCCGAAAGATCTCCGTCGGAGACAAGCTGAAGTTCCTTGGCGAGAAGCAGCGCTACAAGGTCCAGGCCGTCAGCGGAGATGGGAGGTGGGCGGTGTGCACGAAGCCGTTCAACCTCCAGCGCACGGTGGTGTACACGGTGGTGGACTTCGTCGACGGCGTGCGCGGTGTCGACAACTACGGCGGCCTCGGATACGAGACGGCCGAGCACTGCGAGCGGGCGTGCGCGATGTTCGAGTCCGGCGACGCCGAGCACTCCCGCCGCCACCCGCCGATCCCGCTGCGGATCAACTACCCGCTGTCCGTGCTCGCTGTCCCTTCCCCTGAGGAGACCACCGATGGCCAGTGAGTACCCGTGCGCCGGCTTTACCATGCCGCAACCGGCGGACACCCCGTACGAAGGGTTCTTACCCTGCTACCGAGGTGGCCACCCCTGCGATGTCACCGTGGAGACGAGGGAGACGGACACCGACACCACTACCGAGTGTCGTTGTCGGTGCTGCGGTGACCTGAAGTGGATGTCCTGCACACCCCCCAACGTGTTCTCCGGGGGTTCGGGTACAGACCTACCAGACGCAGAGAAGAAGCAGCGATGAGCAGACGATGGAACTTCAGGGCCGCCAACGATGACCTTCTCGAAGTCGTCACCAACTACGACGACACGGTCCGCTTCCACGTGTCCGACGAGGACGAGGGCCACTACCTCGACGTCCCGCTGTCCGCGATCCCCTCGCTCATGGAGCACCTTCAGAGCGCGGTTGAAGGGCTGGCCGCATGATCCACGACCCCGCCGGCGAGCAGGAGAAGGCGTCATGACACCCGTCCGCGTACTGCTCGACAACTACACGCGCACCTACCCGATGAACCGGTCAGCGAACGAGCTAGCGGACGTCCTCCGAGGCATCCTCATGATCCATACCCCAGACCTTGACGGGTTCTGCGTGGTGTGCCTCGACGCGGAGCGGGACCTTCCGCTGTCGTTCCCCTGCGACACCGTGTGTTTGATCATCAATGCGGTGGATCCGGGTATCGCTGGCGGACAGGCGGTACAGCCGTGACCCCTTCGGGTGAGCTGAGAGAAGCAGCAGCACTCCTCCGATCCCGCGCCGGGAAGGCAACCCCAGGGCCGTGGACAGCAGGGGAGCCGTGGCAGATCACGGGCAACCCGGACCCGGTTCAGACGGTCACCGCAGTCGGCGAACACCATCAGCACGTCGACGTCGCCGGGTATCGGGTGCAGACGGAGGACTACGGCGACGACGGAGGCATCGACCCGGGTGACGCCGAGTGGATCGCCATGATGTCCCCGGCCGTTGCCGAACCGCTGGCCGCGATGTTCGATCACGCCGCTGATGTAGCCGACCGCATGGACCGCCACTCTCCCGGTGGCCAGTGCCGTGAGGACCAGTACGTGCACTCCGTCGTGTGCGCTTTGGCTGTATCTCGTTCCATCACCAAAGCACAGGAGGCACCGTGAGCTCCTACACGGCAGCGTTCGGGCAACGTCTACAGGAGGCCCGCGTCGCGGCTGAGATGTCGCAGACGGGCCTCGGCGACCTCGTCGGCGTGTCTCGAGCAAGCATCGCGAACATCGAGGCAGGACGGCAGGCGGTCAGGGCCGAACAGGTCGTTGAGCTCGGTGCGGTGCTCGCCGTGGACCCTCGTGGTCTCCTCGTCGGCTGGGCACCGACTTCAGCACCAATGCCCAAGTCGGCGTTGTCCAGCAAAAAGCTCGCCAGCATCGCAGATGACCTCCGCAAAGCCGCGGACATCCTCAACCCCACCAAAGCGCAGGAGGCATAGACCATGACCCTCAGAATCGATCCTGCGAAGCCGCCGAAGCGGGCGCACACCTACTACGCGTGCGTGAAGTGCGGCACCATCAACGACGACTACACGGCGTTCGCCGCTGGCTCGCTGGACCACCCAAAGTACTACTGCCTCGGCGCCTGCATCCCGCTGCGTTCGCGGTTCCGGCTGTGGCGTCAGGAGCGGGCCTACTTGCGCGTATGTCGTCGATCCTCGGCCCGTTTGGCTGCCACTAAAGCAGGAGGAGACCAGCCGTGATCGACAACTTCGACGGCATCATGCCGGTTATGCCTGTTCAATGCGGGTGTGGCAGGTGGGTGGAGCTGAACGACACCAGGGGCTGCCACGACTGCCACGACAGGGTGCTGCGGTGCAAGGCGTGCGCCCGCGAGCACAAGGACGAGCACGTCGACGAGGACGAGGAAGCAGGAGGAGACCACGTTCAGGGTCTCCAGCATGTCGCCGTGCTGCCTGCCGTTGGCGTGCGCCCGGCGGGTTCCAGGAGGAGACCAGCGACCCGGCGTCCGGGGTTCGTGTGGCTCGTCCTCGGTACCGCGAGCGACGTAGGGAGTGTCTTCACGCACTGGGCGCCGTTCGAAGTGCTGACGCTGCCGCTTCTGATCATCGCAATGTTGACCGTCACGGCGGATCGGTTCTCCGCGAGACGTCGCAATCCAGGAGGAGACCAGTGACCGAGCCGGCAGCGGCACGCTACGTCGCCCGCGAGAACACCCCCACCTTCGAATGGCACGTCGTCGACACCGACAGCGAGGAAGTGGCGGCCTCGTACACGTTCGAGATCTCCGACAGGGCGCACCTCTGCGCAGGAGTAGTCCACGGCGCCAACGGAGCGCGAAATGCTGCTACTACATCCAGGGCCGCCACGACTCGCGATCTTCGCGTTCAGCACCACCTTCTCTGCCTCTTCGAGCCTTCCCCTCCGGGTCCATGTCGCGCCCAATACGGGCCAGAGCTGCGCCATGACTGAGAGGTTCTTCGCACACGCCTCAGCGATGCCGCGGGCGTAACCTGCGGGCCTCAGCGGCACGACGGCGGCCGTGTGCAGCTACCCCGGCCCACCATTCCCGACCCTGCGTTGTGGGTTGGTCACTTCGGTGGTGTACCGAGCCGAGTCAAGAAACGCCTTCATCCGAGGCGACAGGCCAGAAAGTCATGGGGACCTTCCGGCAGATGTAGCGGGGTTTCATGGTGCCAACACCGGTCGGGATGGATTGTTCTTGCAGTACGCATGGAGAGAGGAGAGATCGATGGCTGAGTTGGAGTGCCACTGCAACCTCTGCGCAGGCGTCGTCCGTGGCGCCAACGGAGCGACCTGGTCCGACCTGGTAGCCCAACCGGTCCACGCACATGTGGACATCACCTGCTGCCACTACTTCAACGGCCACCACACCACGGACTGCAAGAACCACCCGTCACGGCAGGTGACCCGATGACGCTCCCCAACGACTTCAACCCCCTCGACGACAAATACCGGTACTGCGTCTACTGCTTCGCCGACTGCTGGCCTGAACCAGAGAACCAACGGCACGGCCCTAACTGCCCTGTGGTCACGGGGTTGTTCCCCGTGATGGAGATGGAACGCCTCCCTGACGGAACCTTCGGCGGGTGCTCCTACTGCGCCGTCCCGTTGAAACTGGGGGACGTGTACGTCCTCGTCAACGACGACACGGGCACCGTCACCAAGGGACGCCCGACGACAGGATGGGTTGTGTGCCTCGGGTGCGCTGCTGTTGGTGCTGACCCGCGAGTGGAAGGGAACCAGCCGTGATCCACCTCTGTGCCGCCTGTGGTGGCCCGCGTAACTCCAACCGGTGGCTGTGCTCCAACCCTGACCCGAAGAACCCGGGGTGTCAGGAGGACCTTGAGCGGCGTCTTCGGACGATGCCTGAGCTGTGGGCTGATCTGGAGACGACGTTGACCCGTCAGGATGTGATCGGCGGCGATGGCGGCCGGAAGTCCAGCGAGTCAGCGATGGTGTTCAAGTCGTCCGCCGACGAAGCCAAAACCCTCCTGCGGGAGACGGTGACGGCGTGGGTGAGTGTGTTCGCTGACCTTACCGCGGAGCCCCTGCCGCGCGGCGCCGACTCCCACGTTCTCGTCGCGGCACGCTGGCTTCACGCGCACCTCCCGATGATCCTCAAATCAGACGACTCCGTGCAGCTCGCCGACGAACTCGGGCATGCGGTGGAGGTAGCTAACCGAGCGGTTGACCGACCGGCGGTGATGCTCGGCCTCGGGAAGTGCCAGGACGAGTGGTGCGAGCGGTTCATGTACGTCCCGCAGGAGGGCAGGTGGGCCGACCAGTACCAGTGCCGCTGCGGTGCGGTGTACGAGCTTCCTGAGTTGCTGGCCGGGTTGGCGACGAAAGCGGAGGAGGCGTTGGTGTCGTCGAAGGTCGCGAGGGACTGGGTGCTGATGCTGCTGGGGAAGCGGATCTCGCAATCCACTTTCGCGACGTGGTGCGCGAGGGACAAACTCAAGCAGGTGGACTGGACGGCAGCCGGCGAGAAGGCGTACCGCTTTGGTGACGTACGCGATCAGGCTTTGGTGTGGGTAACGAAAGGGAAGGCAGCAGCATGACGGACCAGCCGCCGCAGTCTCCGGTGGAAGCGATGGAGGCGAGCGTGGGGTACATCAAGTCGGTGTACGGGGGTCCGATCTCGCCCGGCTACATCACGTCGATGAAGCCGCTGACGTTCGGGTTCTACACGCCTGTCCCGCAGACGGAGGAGGAGAAGGCAGCGACCGCCGTGTGGGCCGCTGAGCGCGAAGCTAAGGCCGCGCGGCAGGCAGCCCGCCACCTTGTACTGGCCGCGTCGGCGGAGCCGCTCGTAGCGGCTCTGGCTGACCTCCACAAGCCGGTGCTGAGGTCCGGCGGCGAGATCGAGTGTCAGGGTTGCGACGCTGAGGGCTACGAGTGGGAGTACCCGTCGTGGCCGTGTAGGACGTGGGAACTGCTCGACAAGACAGCACCGTAGTTCGCTGTTTCGTTGCCCTGTATGGGATAATGGCTTAGAGCCCCGGCGAGCATGCGACTGCCCCCGGGGCCGTGGCCGACTACAAAGGAGTCAGCAATGACAGATTCTAAGCGACCTCGGTTAACCCCCGAGCAGCGCTCCCAGAGTGCGCGGATCGCAGCGCTCACCCGATGGTCTAAGGAAGATCCCGCCGCGACCGCCGCCCGCGGCCAGGCCGGGCTACTGGCGCGCTTCGAACGCGAGGTAGATCCGAACAACGAACTCCCACCGGCTGAGCGATCCCGGCGCGCTGTCGCCGCCCGTAAAGCGCACATGGCGAGACTGGCGCATCGCGGCCATCCTCGTAGGGCTCGCGGACTTCGACCGTGACTTCCGCAAGGCCCGGCAGGAGGCCGCCGATCAGCGAGCCCGCGCTGACCAAGCGGAAGCCAAGGTCGACAAGATGAAGGACGCGGTCATCGCCATCTACACCCACGAGAACAAGTACAAGACGTGGCCGGTGGAAGTGGTCGATCTTGTCCAAGACCTGTGGGATGCGACGCACGGGCGGGAGCTGCCCCGTGGATGAGTTGGTTGCTTTCCTCAAGGACCGGCTGCAAGAGCTGGAAGCGGAGTCTGAGGTAATCCACGACCGGGAATGCGACAGCTGCCCCTCATGCTGCTACCTACCCGGCCCGTGCGTCTGCGGTGTGCCTGTTCGGGTGCTGGCTGACGTAGCCAGCAAGCGGCAGATCCTCAACGGGCCTCACTCGGGTGGCGGCCCGGATCACCACGACGAGTGGGCGCATACCGTCCGTCTCCTCGCTCTGCCCTACCAGTCCCATTCCCTGTACCAAGAGAGCTGGAAACCAGCATGACCGAGACTGGCTTGCCAGAGACCTTGCCGCCGGGGGACTGGTCCTGGCTCTTCGGAAGACCCCGAGTCGCCGGGCCGCCACCATTCACCGTGCGCCTGGCTGGCCCGTCCGTGCCGGGCTTCAGCGGTATCACGATCCATCAGAAGCCCGGCAAGGTCCCGCCGTGCCTCGCCGGTCCGAACTGGGCAAAAGGTGCCTCGTGATCACTCCTCCGTTGCGTCGGGGTACCGCAGCGAAGCTAGGACTACGACCCCCACGCCGCGTCCGAGTCGCCTCCTGACGACCAAACGCCACCTGACCGAGCAAGAGGCCGAGGAACTGAAGGCGCGCTGGCTGAAGGCGATGGAGAGTCCACGAATCGAGGTGCTTCACGACCCGCCGACCGACACGAAGTGGATCAAGTTCGAGCCCGTTCGTCGCCCATGGTGGAAGAGGAGAACAGCATGATCTTGGCCGGTTACGAGTTCAGTGAGCCCTCGTACGACGGAATCGGAGGGGAGGTCAACGTGGGCAGTAGTTCGGGCATGGACGTGACCAAAGCGAACCTGGCGACCATACGGATGCTTGTCGACGGAGGCGCGGTCATTGTCCCGGTGACGGCCTACGACCCACCAAGGCTCTCCGTGCAGGTCCTCGGCTACGAAATGCGGCTTCCGGTTCCACCCGTGACCGTGGGGCAGACACACCTCGTGGGCATCACCGACAACGAGTTCATGTGCCTCCGAGGCTACCGAAGGCCCGTCCCGGGGTTCACTGCCTTCGCGGAAGTGCACGTCAGGGCGGGTCAAGCGTCCGTGTTGGACTCGGACATCACGCCCGTGACACGCCGTGACGACCCCGACGTTGCCGATCGTGCCTGGCGTGTGAGATATTGACCTCTAGATCATAAGACCGCTGGCTCCAAGGGCGGTCACACAGAGTCCCCGACGAAGCCCCGACCAGGCTGCAACTGGCCGGGGCTTCTCGCGTACCTGAACTCTCTGACCTGCGGGAAGTCTCGTCTGCTCGCCCTACGTGACACGCAACCTAGGTTGACACTTGGGAGGTCGTCGTGACTTCACCCATCATCGCCACCGACACCATCGTTGCTCAGGCTCAGCGGGACCTCGACGCCGCCAATCGCCTGATCGACAGAGCCCTCGACCTCCGCAACCGGTCGGCCTTCAACTCGCAGTGGTCCCTTCGCATGAAGGCCCTGCGGACGCTCGCGGCTGATGAGCGTGCCCGCGAGAACTGGCCGTGAACGGCTTCCACGGCGTCGAACTGCCCTTCTGCGGCGACCTAGCCGCCATGCTCCACACACCTCCGGGAGAGGCCGCTATGACGCAACGCTGGCCCCTCGAGGACGACGACGACGAACCACGCGGCTACGTCAACGGTGGATGGCTCCAGCCGGCGAGCACGGTCGCGTTCTCCGCTGCTGGCGCCCCTGAGGTTGTGTGGACAGCTGAAGAGTCAGCGCGGCTGGCGGAGCACCTCAAGCGCGAGAACGGGCGCCCTGAGTTCGACGAGGGCTAGCGATGACGGTCACCGAGTCGGCGGGAGAGTCGGCCAGCGCGGGCCGTTCGGGCAGCGTATGGCGCGCGGTGGCTCAACGGGTCTACACCGAAGAGGACTACTGCTGGCTCTGTGGTGAGTTCGTCGACCAGCGGCTCTACTCGACCCACCCGAAGTCACGAAGCGCGGATCACTTGGTCCAGAAGCAGCATGGCGGCCCGCGGAATGACCGAGCCAACTGCCGCCTCGCGCACTTCGGCTGCAACTCCGGCCGCTCCAATGCCCTCCGCGGCCTCCCAGTCGACGCGTGTGCCTGCTCCGTCGGGTACCCGTGCGCGAGGCTCAACCCCAACCAGCCACGCGGATACGTCGAACTGGACCCCGCGTCGATCTGAATGGCGGCCCGATGAGTCGGTACCCGATCGTCTGGCTTCTCGACGTCGTGTTCAGCGCTTGGCACAAGCTGCCTGGCGTCCACCACTGCCCGTGGTGCCGAGCGTCGAACCTCTGACCAACCAAACACCCAACCGAACAACTAACCAACCGGAGAACGCCATGACCGAAACCAAGTCAGCCCCGCCGATGCAGCGCTTCGAAGTCTCCATCCTCGGAGAACTCATGGACATCGACGCTGCCTACTACGCCCTGAACCCGGGTGGTGACCTGATCGAGTTCAAGGACTCGAACCACAAGATCGTCCTCACCGTTCAGAAGGCCAGCCTGTCGTACGTGCTGAAGCTCCCGAACCTCGCGTCCGAGGACAAGGCAGCGATCTTGCGGGACAACCGGGTCCATGCCGCCCGGAACCAGATCGACGCAGTGCGAACCCAAGCGATGCAGGCCGCCGAACACTTCGCCCGCGAGGAAGCGACCGCGAACGCCGAACTGGTGGTCGCGCTGCAGGACCAGGACCAGGGCGCCGCTGCCATCTACGCGAACGGCGGCCCAGTGTGAGTACCTTCGCGATCCTGGTCCGCTTCGACGTACCCGACGACATGGCGTTCGAAGACGCCGCGGTGCCCGCCATGGACGCGCTCAGAACCCTCTCGCCGCTGCCCGCGACCAACGTGACCGCCTTCGCTCTCGGCGCCGCTGAGGCGATCCTCGCGGCAGGCGGGATGGGCTCGCACCCCGACCGCCTACTCAATGACACCGGTGACGGCCCGCTGTACCCGTGCCGAGAAGCGCCCGGCCGCGACTGCCCGCCGAGCTACAACGGCGTGTGCGGCGACCGGCTCTGCGCCCGGTTCGAGTCCGACGACGAAAGCGTGTGGCGATCGTGTGGCGCCTGGAGCAGTTCCTCCCAGGGCAGCACCCGGCAGCGTGGACAGCATCACACGTCCTCATCGGGCGGCTGCCTCACCGTCCTACTCGGATGGCTGATCGTCCACCTGGTGTGGGGACTGTGGCGCTGACACAGTGCATGTCCTGGCAAGAGCACTACCGCGAAGCTGAGCGCCTACTCGCCGGCGTGCACGACGCCTTCGGCAAGCGCGACCTGAACGACGGCGACCGCATCATCGTCGAGATGGCCAGGGTCCATGCGTTGCTGGCCACGGTGCGGGTTGAACCGCAAATCACAGACCACATGCTTACCCAGTGAAGGACACCCCCTTGCTCACGCTCGACGCACCCCAGCAGACCACCGTCCGCGACCTCGACAGCGAGCCGCTCGGCTGCCCGCTGGTCAGCGAGGACCTGATCTGCCCGATGACAGGTAATGGCAGCTGCCCGACTGACCCTGCACGTCAGGCCAAGTGCCCGTCCTGCTGACCTGAGGAGACCGAGCGTGCGCTACTTCTACGACACCGAGTTCCTCGAAGACGGCAAGACCATCGAACTGATCAGCATCGGCATCGTGTGCGAAGACGGCTGTGGGCCGACTACTCGGCCTACGACCACGTCGCCCTGTGCCAGCTCTGGGGCACGATGATGGACCTCCCAGACGGCATGCCCATGTGGACCCACGACCTCGAACAACTGTGGGTCAACGCAGGTAGGCCCACCAAGCCGGAGCAGGCAGAGGGCCAGCACAACGCACTCGAAGACGCGCGCTGGAACGCCAAGCTGTACGCCGCCTGCACGCCGCCTAAGCCTGTGTCGCTCAGCATCGCGGAGATGGCAGCACGCGGCATGTGGCCACTGGCCTGACCCATGCGTCTGGTCTTCCTCTGTGGTCCACCGTGTAGCGGCAAGACCACCATGGCCCACACCCTGGCGGTGCTTGAGCGTGGTGATGTGGTGATCGACTACGACGACATAGCCCGCGACCTCGGCTCACCTGACCGGTGGCAGCACGTGGAGCCATGGCGCACACAGGCAGAGCAGGAGATGCAGCACGCCATCACCCGCGCACACCACACGACCAGCACGGGCACGGCATGGGTCATCCGCACAGCACCACGACCAGCACACCGTCAGCGCCTCGCACAGACCTACAAGGCCCCGGTGTACCTGCTTGACCCAGGCGAGCCACTGTGCCGGCAGAGGGCAGCACAGGCAGGCAGACCAAGCGGCACACGCAAGACCATAGGCACCTGGTACCACCGCTACACACCATGGAGTGGTGACCGTGACCCGACCGAGCTCGACCAGTCATGGGTGGGTGTCAACAAGGTGCACCGTGGGGTGGTTGATCTCGACCCATGGTCAAACTGACGTTTCCGCAGGTCAGAGCCACGTAGAAAAGATCATGAGAAAGTTTGACCCGATGGGTTGACATATCGAAGTTGATCAGATGTTGATCACCGAAGATCTTTTTAAGATCCACTACGGTGACCCCGCTCCCACGCCTCCCTGGAAATCTCCCCCCGCGGTGCTGATGGAGGTTCGTCATGGGTGATGCGAAGGCCAATGAGCGTGCTCGACGGTACCGCAGGCACAGGTCAGGTGACCATTCTCTGTGTTTGATCGGGAACTGCAAGGTCGTCACGGCTGAGTCCGTGACGGATGCCGTGACGGCTGAGTTGCCCGTGACGGCGTCACGTGACCGTGTCGAGGTGTGTGGGCTCGCTGAGCGTGGTCAGGGCCTGTGGGACGCCATGACGGCCTCGTGGGCGCCCTCTCCGATCCTCCGTGAGCAACTACTCGAGCTGTGTCGCATGGCGGACCGGTTGGAGAAGTTGGACCGGCAGTTGAAGGGCGAGGACTGGCTCCGGTTCTGGGCGCGGAACGACGACGGCACTGAGGTCACGGTGTTCGTCGACAAGGTGCTGTCCGAAGCGCGTGAGCTCGCTACCGCGTTTCGGGTGCTTGGTGCTGACCTCGTTAAGGCCGCCGGCGCGGTCAAGCCTCCGGTGAAGGGTGGTGGAGCTCTTGCCTCCGTCACCAGGCTCCTTGACGCTAAGCGACCGGCCGCGGGTTGAGGTTGGACCTCAGTACGTCTCGAGTTACGGCGTCGCCGCGGTTGAGGTCGCGCGTCTCGGCGGGTTGATTCTCGACCGGTGGCAGTGCGATTCGCTTGAGCTGATGCTGTCCGTCCGGGCGGATGGGAAGTGGGCGTGTTTCGAGTTCGCTGAGATCGTGTCCCGGCAGAACGGTAAGGGCTCGATTCTTGAGGCCCGGGTGCTGGTGGGGCTGTTGATCCTCGGTGAGCAGCTGATCATGTGGTCGGCGCATGAGTACAAGACCGCGATGGAGGCGTTCCGGCGGGTCCGGACGTTGCTGTGGGCGATGGGGGAGAAGCTCGGGGACAACCTCGTCGAGGTCGACGGGATCCAGATCAAGATCTCCAACACCAACGGTGAAGAGTCGTTCGAGCGGTTGGACACTGGGGCGCGGATCAAGTTCATCGCCCGGTCCAAGGGGTCGGGCCGTGGGTTCTCGGGTGACTGCAACATCGTCGATGAGACGTTCGCGTACACCGATGACCAGCATTCGGCGCTGATGCCGACAATGTCGGCCCGCCCGAACCCGCAGATCATCTACACATCGTCCCCGCCGCTGACGGGGGACACCGGGGAGATCCTGTTCCGCCTCCGTGCCCGCGCCGAGAAGGGCAACAGCACCCGGCTCGGCTACCGGGACTGGGGGCTCGAGGGCACAGCGAACGAGCTGAAAGAGATCGACCTCGACAGCCGTGATCTGTGGGCCCGCTCCAACCCGGCGTACAAGATCCGGATCGTTGAGGAGTTCGTCCAGTCGGAGCGGGAATCGATGTCGGACGAGAAGTTCGCCATCGAACGGCTCGGTTTGTGGCCGAAAGAGCTCTCCGGTGGCAACGCGATCGACCCCGGCGACTGGTTGGCGACCCTGGACGCCACTTCGTCGTTCGTGGGTGACATCGCGATCGGTGTGGACATCTCCCCGAAGCGGGACTACGCCGCGGTCGCGATCTGGGGGCTCCGCGAAGACGGGTTGGGCCACGGACAGATCGTCACCTACAAGCCAGGTGTCGATTGGCTGCTGGGTAGCGCGTTGGAGTGGCGGACCGCGAAGAACCCCGTCGGGGTCGGAATGGGCCGCACAACCCACGCCTCGCTCGAAGCGGAGCTTGAAAAGGCCGATGTGCGCCGGCCAGACAAGGCCGACGAGCCTTGCTACGGGGATCTCGCGGTGCTGAACGCCACGGAGATGACCGCGGCCACCGGGCAGATCTTGGACGCGATCAAGTACGCGACGTTCCGGCAGATCGGTCAGCGCGAGCTTGACGCGTCGGTTGCCGGGTCGAAGACGAAAGAAACCAACGAGGCGACCGTGCTGGTCCGCAAGGATCTCGACTCGGACACGTCACCGCTGGCGGCGCTGATGATCGCGCGCTACGTGTACGAAACGCGGGCGCATCTCGTGCAGAACGCCAATTATGACGTACTTGATTCTGTTTTCTGAAGGGTATCGGTGTAACTGGTGAACGAGTTGCTGATCACCCTGCTCGAAGTCGTTGGGCTGCTGTTGTTGGCGGCCGGCGCGATCCTCGGTTTGCTGCCGGTCATTGGTGGGGCGGCGTTCGCTGTCGGTGGTGTTGTTGTCCTTGCCGGTGCGGCGTTCGCGAATCGTCCAGAGAAGAATCCGAAGCCTGAGGGGCGGTAGTCCATGACGCTCTTCAGTCGGCAGCAGCGTGGTCTGTCCATCCCCGCGGAGGCGTATGTGCAGCCTCGTTCGATGGGGCGGCCGGGTATTCCGGCGGTGACGTCGGATACGGCGATGCGGCACTCCGCGGTGTGGGCGTGTCTGCGTCTGCGGGCGAATCTGGTGTCGACGATGCCGGTGGATGTGTTCCGCCGGGTGAATGGGCAGCAGATCGAGGTTCCGAAGCCGCCGATCCTCGTCAACCCCGGCGGGGAGCGGGTGGACATCCAGGAGTGGCTGTACTCGTCGCAGGTGGACTTGGACCGCGCCGGGAACGCGTTCGGTTTGATCACCGAGCGGGACGGCGTGAACATGCCGCGGCGGATCGACCTGCAGCCGGTGAATGAGTGCTCCTACGTCATCCAGAACGGCAAGGAGTGGTACCGGATCTCGGGTGTGCTGTACGACCCGAAGGATGTGTGGCACGAACGCCAGTACACGGTGTCCGGGCTGCCTGTGGGTCTTTCACCGGTGGCGTACGCCGCGTGGTCCATCTCGGAGTACTTGTCCATCCAGGATTTCGCGTTGGACTGGTTCGGTAACGGTGGTGTGCCGCTGGCGCACCTGAAGAACAACGCGAAGGTCATCGAGCCCGACGCGGCAGCGAAGATCAAGGAACGGTTCAAGGCTTCAGTCCAGGCCGGTGACGTGTTCGTCTCCGGTAACGACTGGGAGTACAACATGATCCAGGCGCAGCAGGCCGGGTCGTCGTGGCTTGAGGCGAAGCAGTATTCCATTGGGGACGTGGCGAGGTTCTTCGACTGCCCCGGTGACTTGATCGACGCTGCTGTGCAGTCGGGGAGCATCACGTATGCGTCGATTTCGCAGCGGAACCTGCAGTTCCTGATCATGCACCTCGGTCCGGCGATCATCCGCCGCGAAGGGGCGCTTGGGCGGCTGCTGTCGAACCCGCGGTACGTGAAGATGAACACCGATGCGTTGATGCGCCTGGACCCTTTGACCCGCGCGCAAATGATCAAGGAGCAGGTTGACTCTCGCTCGCTGACGCCCGATGAGGCCCGCGAGCTCGACAACCGTGCCCCGTTGACTCAGGCCCAGACAGATCAGTTCCTCACTTTCTGGCCGCCTCGCGGTTCGACGGTGGAAGCGGGCAGTGGGCTCGTAACAGTCAAGCCCGCGGCCGGAAACGCGCCGTAATGGCCGAGCGAAGGAGTAATCAGGTGGATCCGAACGTGCTCCAGCGACGCGCCGCCGCGGCTGGCGAAAACCCCGGCGAGATCCCGTGTGGCGAGTGGCACCGGCAGCCGTTCTCAGCGCAGATGCGTGCGGAGACGGTGATCTGGAATGGCGCCGAGAAGGTGAAGCTGTCCGGGAATGCGTCGGTCGTGGAGAAGGCGTACCGGATGTACGACATGTTCGGCGAGTACGACGAGATCGTCGACCAGGCTGCGTTCGCGAAAACCCTGTCTCGGAAGCCGGATGTGGCGTATCTGGTGAACCACGGTGGTGTCACCATGGCCCGCACGTCCGCTGGGTCGCTGATGCTGGCCGCGGACTCGCAGGGTCTGCAGACGGAGGCGTACGTCAACCCGAAACGGTCCGACGTTAACGATCTCCTCCTGGCGATCGAGGACCGTGACGTGACGGAGATGTCCTTCGCGTTCCGGATCATCGACGGCCAGTGGAACGACGACTACTCCGAATTCCGGATCCTCGAGATCGACCTGGACCGCGGTGACGTGTCCGCCGTCAACTACGGCGCCAACCCGTACACGTCGGTGGCCGCGAGGCAGACGGAGATCCTTAACGACCTCCAGCGACTCCCTTCCGGTGCCCAGCGGGCCGCGGTGGAGATGCTGCAGGAGTCGAGGGCCTCCCTCGAGCGCCCCGCGGTGGTCGTCGAGCAGGAAGCCGCGCCGGAGGTAGACACGCGCGCGGCCGTCGAGGTTGAGGCGCCCGTCGTGCCGGCTGGGCCGCAGGGTCGCTCGCTGGCGCTGATCACGGCGCTCCTCGAGTTGAAGGACTGACAAAAGGTTTCCAGCTAAGCCGACACTCAAATCGGTAAGCGCGGATTGGTTTCACCAGTAAGCCGACACTCAAATCGGTAACTGCCCCTCGCATGGACGGCACTCAGACCGGGATCGCGAGGCCATCGCCCATTTCCCCCAGCAATGCCTACCGAAAGGGAGGTTTCGTCGTGGTTATCGACGAGATCATCACCAAGATCGAGGTGGAGCAGGACATGGCGACGAAGGCCCGTGACAAGGCCATCGCCGAGGTCCAGGCCATCGTGGCCAACGCCACCCAGGAAGGCCGGGGTACCTGTACTCCGGACGAGGACGAGCGCATCAAGGAACTCTTCGCGATCAAGGAGCGCAAGGCCGCCGACCTCGTCGGTATCGCCTCGAAGCTCGACAACGCGAAGCGCGCGAAGACCGCCGAGCTCGAGGTCACCACCGCGGTCGAGGAGCGCCACTCCACCGGCGTTCAGACCCGCAAGTACGACCAGGTGGCCCGTGTCGGCACCGAAGAGCGCACCTACCACAAGGGAAGCGACCGCAAGGGTTCGCAGTTCGTGCGGGACGTCGCGAAGCAGTTCCTCTTCCGCGACCTCGAGGCCGAACAGCGCCTCGTGCGGCACATGCAGGAAGAGCGTGTCGAGCGCGCGCAGTACCTGACTCGTGCGGCCGGCACCGGCGCGTTCTCCGGTCTGGTGGTCCCGCAGTACCTGACGGACATGTACGCGCCGGCGGTGGCGAACCTCCGCCCGTTCGCGGACATCTGCAACCACCACGACCTGCCCTCCGAGGGCATGACGGTCAACATCTCCCGCATCACCACCGCGTCGTCGGTGGCGCTGCAGGCGACGGAGAACACGGGCGTGTCGGAGACCGACATGGACGACACCCTTCTCACGGAGAACGTCCAGACCGCCGCGGGTCAGCAGACCCTGTCCCGCCAGGCTCTCGAGCGCGGTACCGGAATCGAAGAGGTCGCCCTCGGTGACCTGTACAAGCGGTACGCCACCTCGCTCGACAACACCCTGATCAACCAGGCGACGACCGGTCTGGCGGCAGTCGCGACGACCACCACCTACACCGACTCGTCGCCGACCGTCCCCGAGCTGTACCCGAAGCTGCTGGGTGCTGCCGCAGGCGTCGAGGGTGCCCTGCTCGGTCAGGCTGTCCCGTCGCACGTGATCATGCACTCCCGCCGCTGGTACTGGATGCAGTCGCAGGTTGGCCCGAACTGGCCGACCATCCAACAGCCCGGGATCGACACCCAGGCCGCCGGCTCGAACAACGCTGTCCGGTACGGCACGGGTTCGCGTGGTGTGCTGCCGAACGGCATGCAGGCAGTGGTGGACAACAACATCTCCACCCTGGGTGGTACCAGCACGACCGAGGACGCGATCTACGTGGTCCCGCAGGACGAGTGCCACCTGTGGGAAGACCCGCAGGCGCCGGTGTTCATCCGCGCGGAGCAGGCCAAGGCAGCCAGCCTCGGTGTCCTGCTGGTGCTGTACGGCTACTACGCGTACAGCCTGCGCCGCTACGCCAACGCGATGCAGTCGATCACGGGCACTGGCCTCGTGACTCCTGCGTTCTGATCTGAAACGGAGCTGACCACCATGGCCACGATCGCCACCAGCAGCGGGAACTCCTTCCCGAACTCCGCGAGCCTGTCCTCGGCGCAAACCGGGAACGGGCAGTCCACGAACATCGTGGACCGCGGAGGCTCCACCAACCCTGCTCTGGTGACGATCGTGACCACGATCGGCGCCACCCCCACCTGCACCTACCTCCTCGAGGTATCCGCGGATGGGGTCGACTGGTTCCCGGGGCTGTACGCGGACGCCGCGACCCCGGGAACCACCGCCGTCACGGCCTTCACGGTCACCACGGCAACCACGAACCGCAAGATCATGGCCGCCGGTCAGCCGTGGCGGTACCTGCGGATCACGTACAGCGCCAACACGAACGTCACCTCCACCGCGTCGGTGTGGACGTTCTGACCGGTGAAACTAGTCAGGTCGTGGCCGGCGCGGATCCCCGCAGGCCGCTCATACGTGGTGGACCAGATCGACCGGTTGGTCATCGACAACCACGACTACCGGGCGCTCGCCGAGCTCGACGACGATGTTCTCCTCCTCGAGTGGGACATCGCGGCGAGCAAAGAGGACATCGAGTTCTTCGCCCGCCGCGCGAAAGCCACCCCAGGTGACGTCCTCGTGGCCCCGTACTTGCTGTACACCCCTGAACCGGTGTGGGCACACAGGTCATGGCCCGGCGGGACCATGACACCCGAAGGTGCCGCACCGGTAGCTACAGGCGCGAAAACCTGCAACCTGTTCGGCCTCGGCCTCGTGTACCTACCCCGCGAACTCATCGCCCGGTTCTGCGAATCCGGTTGGGCAAACCACTTCGGGGACGTCGAGTTCTCCATGTGGCACTACCACAACGTCAAGACAGAAGTACCGATCGCGTGGGCTGTGCAGCCTGTGCACCTCAACCACCCAGGAGTGACCAATGTCGGATGACGACGCCAACAGCAGGACCATCGCCGCGTTGCTTCGGGAGCGTTCCATGCTCGCCGGCCGCGGCTACGACGAGCGTGTCGCGCAGGTCGACGCGGAACTGAAGGTCCGCGGCTACGACGCCCCGAAGGACCCGATCCAGGAAGCCCCGAAGGACCCGGTGAAGCGGGACGCGGACCCGTCCAAGCAGGCACCGCAGGGCCGGTCGGCGACCCCGCCGAAGACCGCGAAGACCGACTAGTTCCAGGCGGGGGGAGCTATGGCACTGAAGTTGGCGTGTTCGTTCGATGAGTCAGGTTCCACTGTTTTCGACATGTCCGGCAACGGCAACAATTTCAACCTCACCACCGATGCAACCCGGGTAGTGGGGCACACGAACGGTGGGATCCAGCCGGCCACGACCGCGACAGTGCCGTTGCCGAACGTGGGACAGACAGATGAACGTACCGTCTGCATGTGGATCAAGGGCGCCGTTCCGGATGGGTACGCGATCCAGTGGTACGACCCCACCGCCAATTCGGGTGCCGGGTCGGGGGCGTTCGGGATCCTGTTCAACATGGGCAACATCTGCATCCAGGCCCGCAATGCAGCGGATGTGTTCACACGCGCTGAGGTTCCGTGGCCTGACACGACAACGTGGCATCACGTCGCTGGTACGTACGGTGGCGGGGCCGTGAAGCTGTACCTCGACGGGGTGCTAGCTGATCAGCAGTCCCTCGTTGGCCCACTGCGGATCAGCAACGCGCCGACGTTGTTCGGTGGCTGGGCTTCGCTAGGTTCTTTCGACGACCTACGTGTGTACGACATCGCACTCGGGGCGTCATCCATTGTCGCGGCGAGGGACACGCCAGTCGCCTCGAGCGATCTGGCGTCAGCAGCGAACCTGTCAGTGGCTACAGCCTTTTTGGCGCGGGTGACCGCGGCGATGATGCAGTACGGGGTGACCATCGCGAAAGCGATCCTCGCAGCGGGAAGCCCGTCGTCGGAAGACAAAGCCCGGCTTATCTTGTCTCAGGCGGCACTGACTGACCCTGCGTCGTATGGGCAGCAGTTCGCGTGGGCTTTGGGTTCCGACTTGGCTGTGGACGCCACAGTGGACGACGACACGATCCGGCAGATGGTCCAGGCCAGCTGGAACGTCATCGCGAAAGTGCCTATCTAGTAAGGCAGGTGATCCCGCATGGCCCCGATTGCGGCGTACGGGTTCAGCGCAGGCGCAGGTTCCACGGTCACCGACGATTCCGGCAACGGTCACACCCTCACTGTCGGATCAGGCAGTTACACCGCCAGTGGACACACGGGGCCCGGTTTCCAGAACACCGGCGGTGGTGCCACAACGGGAGCCTCTGGCTCTGTCCCCGCGGTTACTGGTTCGACGTGCACGGTCATGGCGTGGGTGAAGCCGTCCGCGTTGCCCGCGCTCGGCGTGCACATGATCTGCGGGTCTCTGCAAACCGGCGGCTCAACGGATTTCGCCATCTACACGCAACGCGGCGATTTCAGCACCCACAATGTTCTGCAAGGCAACGCTCGAATCAGCGGTGGCCTGATCGCCGCCAACGGGGCCGCGCTAACTGTAGGCACGTGGGCTCACGTCGCTTTGACGTTCGACGGCACCAACCTCAAGTTGTACAAGGACGGCACTCTCGTCACCACGGTGGCGAACACGGGAACCCTGAGCAACACGGCCACTCTCTACGTCGCGGGCATGGCGTCCGCTGGCACAGGCGCGGTCACTGTCGACGACGCGAGGTATTTCAGCACGGACGAGTCAGCGAACATCACGACGTGGATGAATACGCCTATCGCGCCACCTGACGTCCCCATCTACCAGATGTCCCAATACGGAAGCTTCCACTGAAGGAGACCCAGTCATGGCGCGTTTCTCGGCGCAGTTGAAGAGCACGGCGGCGCTGGCCGTGGACACCGAATTCGCGTGGCTCATGGCCTCCGCGGGCACCGGTTTCAAGCTCCGGCGAGTGACCCTCGGTGTCGTCGCCGGCGCCTCCACCCCCACCTCCCAGCAGTTGACCGTGGGACTAAACCGGGTCACCACCGCAGGCACCACCCCGACCGCGGGCATGACCCCGAACAAGCTTGACCCGAACACCAACTCCGCCGGCGCGGTGTGGAACTCCGCGTATTCCGCGGCCCCCACCAAGACCGCGAACGACTTCTTCCGGGCGTCGTTCAACTCCCAGTCCGGGGTGGACCTTCCGTGGGAACTGATGGAGGAGCTCGCGGTGGCGCTCGGAACGACGAACGGTATCGCGTTCGTCAACCGTGACAACGCGCTCCCCACGTCGCACTCGCTGACCATCTCGGTCGAGTGGGAAGAGTAGGCCCCCGCTCGCTGGTGCTGCCGTAACTGCTTCACCTTCAGCGACGGGAGTAGTCCATGATGCGTCGCTGGCGAAATCTGTCGTTCCGTCGCCAGCGACGATTCGACCCGCCCTGGGTGGCCGCGACCGCGCCGGCCCCGACCGTGCCGACTCCGTTCACGGATCAGGCGGGGAACCGGCCTCGCTGGGCACCTGCCGTTCGGCGTGGACGATTCATCCAGGTACCGCCCCCTCAGGTGGTTGTCCAGGTAGCACCTGTTCCCGGGTTTCGCGACCAAGCCGGTTGGCGCCCGCGGTGGGCTCCCTCGCTGAGGCGAGGGAAGTTCACGGCGGTTCCGCCCACCCAGGTCAACACGCAGGGCTGGATAGATCAGGCCGGTGCCCGGCCACGGTCGGTGCCGCTGGCGCGCCGGGGTCGGTTCCAGACGTTCGTACCCGCGGCTTCCGCCATCGTCGCCCCGGTGCTGACCCCGAGCATCATCCGGCAGGCCCGGCGCCCATCGCTCCCCGTTCGCCGCGGTGAGTTCTCCACGCCCGTGCCGGCACCTCAGGTGCAGATCACGCCGGCGCTCATACCGCGGATCAAACGCCACTCTTGGGCGAAGGCGACCCCGGTTCGGCGGGGGCACTTCCTGATCGTCCCGCCGGCGCCGGTAGCTGCAGCGCCGTCAGTGTGGTCACCGAAGGCGGTACGGCAGACCTCGCGGCGAGTGGTCATCACGCGCCGCGGCCGTTTCCTCTCGATCCCGATGGTGGGCGCGACACCGACAGCCCCGGGGTTCATCTGTCAGGACTTCGCGGCCACTACCAGCGTCACCGCGTACGCCGGAACGTCCACAACAGACGCCTATGCGGGCTCTACGTCCGTTGACGCGTACGCAGCCACCTTGTCCGTCGACATCTACTCGGCTACGGCCGTCATCTGCGGGAGGTGAACTTGTGGCGTCCAGCATTCCGCTCGCGCTGAACGAGAACAACGACGAGAACGTGAAAGTCGTCGCCACCACCAACGTCCCCACCTTGGGTACCACGTTGGACATCACAGGGTTCACCATCGAGGCGTTCCTGAAGCTGACCGCGGCGACAGCGGACGCGGACGCGAGCACCTGGAAAGGGTCCACGGCGACCTCTGAAGTGACGATCACCGACGCCCCGAACGGGAAGTTCACGGTCGCGATCCCCGCCGCATCGCTCACCACCGACAAGAAGTGGTGGCGCGCGGACGCAGTGTCCGGCGGGAAACGGAAAACCATCGCGTACGGCGTCGTCACTGTGACTGACCTGTGAGGGGGAACGGCGATGGCGATTGACGTCGGCGACACCTACCGCTGCAGCTTCACCAACACCTCCCCATCGGGTGGGCTGGTCAGCTCCGGGGACATGAAACTCACCGTCATCCTTCCCGACGACACCCAAACCGTTATCGACCCGGTCACCCCTATCAGCACCGGGGTGTACCAGTACGACTTCCCCACCACCCAACCCGGCCGGCACGTCGCCCAATGGCAAGGGACCGGGGCAGGGCCGGGCGCGTACGTGGAGATCTTCGACGTCCGCACCCTCACCCCCGGCTACCTGATCTCCCTGGCCGCGGCGAAGAAGCAGCTGAGGATCCCGCCGATTGACACCACGTTCGACGAGGACATCCGCGGCTTCATCGAGTCCGCGACTGACGCTGTGGAGCGGATCCGCGGCGAGGCGATCGTCAAGCAGACCATCACCGAAGAGCATGAGGTCCGCACCGGGCGGATCGCGCTCAACAAGCCGCCAGTGGTGCAACTCGTGTCGGTGGTCAGCACAGACGGGGTCATCACCTGGCCGGCGGCGAACCTTCTGATCAGCCCCGCGGGTGTGGTGTCCACGAAATACCTCGGCGGGTTCCTGTCCCTCGACGGGTTCATCAGGGTGGTGTACAAAGCCGGATACCAGATCATCCCGGAGTCGTTCATCACCGCGACCGGGTTCATCGTCGAACACCTGTGGCAGACACGCCGCGGCTCGAAAGGCAGCCCTACCGTCGGCGGGGTGTCTGTTCCTGGTATCGGGTTCTTGGTCCCGTATCAGGCGATGGAGTTGCTGGGCAACGGGACAGGCGGGTTCGCCTGATGGTCCAAACCATGCTTCCCCAAGCCATCGACGCGATTGTGACGCTCTTCAAAGCGCAAGGGCTGACCGTGTGGGATGGGCCGATCATCACCGGCGACTACAGCGACGCCGTGTACGTCGGATTCGATGGCGACTACACCGGCGAAGAGAAAGCAGCCTCCACGATCCAGGCGTGGGCAGGGATCGGCAACCGCGCGCGCAAGGAAGAATTGGACATCGTCTGCTCCATCTGCACGATGACCGGCGACGCTGCGTCTTGGAAAACTCCGCGCGACACGGCTGTCGCGATCCTTGCGACTGTCGGGCAAGTGCTCCGCTCCGATCCGTCCATCGGGCTCGGGCCACCGACGATTTCCGCTGACTTCGTCGCCGAGTTGTGGCCCGGGGAGTTCTTCCAAGAGACCGGGCCCGCCGGGTACCAGATCCGGATCGTGTTCACCATCCACATCAAAACCCGCGTGTAGGGAGCAAAAATGCCCAGGTTCCGCCTGATCCTCGACCACCCCGTCGACGTGTACCAGCCTGCCGGCGGCGCGAGCTCGCTGCAGGTCGAACCAGGGGACCTCGTCGAAGCGCCCGGTGTGCTCGGTGAGGAACTCGAGGACGCGTACGTCGTCGGTACGGGTGATGACGCCCGCTTGTGGCCGAAGGCCCTGTGGGAACTCGACAAGCCTGCTGCCGCGCCCGCGGCTTCGGCCGTAGCGAAGGAGAAGTAACGTGCCCACGGGATCAGGTCTTGACAGCCAAATCATGTTCGGGCAAGAGACAGTGTGGGGTACGGGGGTGACCCCGACTCGGTCCATCGAGTTCAACTCGGAGACCGTGAAGTTCGACCCCACCTGGTTGGAACCGAACTCGCTCCACAAGGGAATCAAGTACAAGAGGCAGAACCGGGCGTCGATCTCCCGGACTTCGGTGTCCGGCGACGTCGCGTTCGACATCAACACTCTGGGCATGGGCATGCTGGTCCGGAACATGCTTGGCTCCGCGACCGCCACCACCACCCTGATCTCCGGGTCTGCGTACAAGCAGATCCATACCCCGGGCGACTTCCGAGGCATGGGCATCACTGTCCAGGTTGGGCGTCCGGAGCCGGGTACTGGGACCGTGGTGCCGTTCACCTACGACGGCTGCAAGGTGTCCAAGTGGGCGTTCTCCTTGAAGGACAACGACACCCCCAACTTGCAGCTCAGCTTCGACGGGCAGGGCGAGACCACGGCCACCGCTCTCGCGACGCCCGCGTTCCTGTCCGGATCGACCACCTACAACTTCTCCCAGGCTGTGCTGAAGCTGGGCGGTACCGCATCTACGAGCGCGGGTGAGACCACCATCGCGGGCGGGACTCCGATCGCGGCGATCGCGAAGGACATCTCCCTCGCCGGGGCCGTCCCGATGGCGAACCAGCGGTTCGGGCTCGGCAACGGCGGCCAGAAAAACGAGCAGTTGGAGAACGGTATCCCCACCATCACGGGGAAGCTGTCGACGGAGTTCGCGAAGACGGAGCTCTACACCCCGTTCCAGGCTGGGACGGCGATGTGCCTGCAGCTTGACCTCGTCGGCGCCACGCTGGGTGCGACCACGTACCTGTTCTCGATCATCATCCCGGCGATCAAGATCAAGGCCGCGCCGCCGAACGTCAGCGGCCCGGACCTCGTGCAGATGAGCACGGACTTCGAGGTCTACAGCAACGAAGTGGACCCGGTGATCCAGTTCAAGATCATCTCCACGGAAGCCACCGTCGTCTAACTCGCTGATAGGTAAGGAGAACACGATGGGTGAACTCCGTATCTCCATGGCGATCGAAGGCGCGGATCGGTACCGCGAACTGGCGAAGAAGCTCCGTGGGCCGGCGAAGAAGAAGCTCCGCGCCGACCTGCGGACACAGATCAACGAAGCCGGGAAGCCGGTACTGGATGAGGTTCGGGAGCGTGTACGCACGCTCCCGATCAACTCAGGTCACGGTGGTGGTAACGCGCAGCGCAGGTCGTTCAACGTGTCGAAGGCCCGCACTGAACGAGCCATCAAGAACGCGGCGAAACGGCCCGCTGGGTTGCGGGAGACGATCGCGAAAGCCACGAAACTCCAGATCACCGCTAAGGGTGTGCGGTTCGTGGTCGCATCGTCCGCTCTCCCCGCCGATCAAGTGTCGCTTCCACGGCACCTGGATTCGGTCAAGGGATGGCGGCACCCGACGTTCGCTCACAAGCCGTGGGTGGACCAGAAGGGCCAACCCTGGTTCGCGTCGACCATCTCCAAGCGGGCACCGCAGTTCCGACGAGCTGCGCTGAACGCGATCGACCAGACCATCGAAGAGCTAGAGAAATAACCAACTAGGCAGGGGAACCAAAGCATGCTGCACAAGATCGAAGACGAAGAGTATGAGTTCGACGGCGAGTTCACCCTCGAAGAGGCTGAGCTTTTCTACGACATCGCGAAGATCGGCATGAACGAGCTGAACGGGGAACTCCGCAAGGGGAACCCATACGCGCAGAGGGTGTTCATGTTCGTGCTGATGAAGCGCGGCGGGAAGAAGATCCGCATCGAGGACGTCCGCAAACTGCAGGTGTCTTCGTGGCAGATTGTCCCCGCCGAGGTTGCGGAATCGGGTGACGACGACGCCACGGCGGAGCCGACCGAGGACCCTACCCCGAGTGGTGGAGCAACCCCAAAGCCCGCTACCAGCGCTACAAAGTAGCGATGTCTTTCCGGTTCTCATTGAGGCCGGTGGATATGCGTGCGTTGACCCTTTCCGAATTCGACGACTACGCGCGAGGCGTCGACGACCTGGCTAAGGGCGGTGCGTAGTGGACACCAAGAAGTGCTACCGCTGCAAGGTCGTCCACCCGGTCGCCGCGTTCAACAAGAACCGGCGCACCAAGGACGGGCTGCAGGCGTACTGCCGCGAATGCAGCAAGGTGTTCGCGGAGCAGTCGCAGGCTGCCCACGCCGAAGCGATCCGGTTGCGGTTTGACGAGAAGCTAGCTCGGGTGCCGCAGGAAGGCGCCACCAAGGAGTGCCGCGTCTGTGGCGTTACGAAGCCACTGCTGGGGTTCTACGCGCACCGCTCCACTAAGGACGGACGGGCGAACCACTGCTCCGACTGTGCGAAGAAGAACCAGCGGGAGTGGAACGAGCGGAACAAGGACAAGATCCGGGCCAACAACGAGAAGCGGCAGGCCGATCCGGTTAGGCGTCAGCGAGGGCTGCGTCAGATGCGCGCGAACTGGCTTAAGAACTACGGACTGACTCCAGAGTCGTACGAGGGTCTCCTGCAGTCACAGGGTGGCGTCTGCGCTATCTGTGGGTTGCCAGGCCAGACCTGGGCGGAGCGCAACCTTCACGTCGACCATGACCACGCGAGCCTGGAGATTCGTGGGCTCCTCTGTGGCCGGTGCAACGTAGGACTCGGGTTCTTCTCCGACAACGTTGAGATGCTGAAGAAGGCGATCTCCTACCTCAACGAACCGCCCATGCGGGACTTCGAAGGAAGACGTGAGGTGTCGTAGTGACGAACGACCTCTCGTTCCAAATAATCGCGCTCGACCGGGCAAGTGCGACATTCGTTCAGGTTGCCGACCAGCTCGATCGACTGGCCGGTCGGCTGGACAAGCTTGACGGTAAGAACGTTAACGTCAACGTGGACGTCAAGACTGACGACTCCACTGCGGGCCTGAACGTCCTCGACACGCGGTTCCAGCAGATGGCCGCAGGGATCATCGCGGCGTCTCCGCTTGCGGGTGTCGCGATCCTCGGCGGTATCGGCGCCGGGTTCATCGGTGCTGCGGTGTTGGCTCAGAAGTCCAATGCGGACATTCAGACCACGTACAAGGGTTTGTGGGACAACGTCGTCGATACGACGAAGTCCGCAACCAACTCGCTGGTGCCTGCGATCGTGAACGCGGGCAAGTCGGTGAACGCGGAGTTCATCACTCTCGCCCCGACGATCAGCGCGGCGTTCTCATCGGCCGGCCCGGACATCGCCGCTACGGCCCGTGCCGTGGACAACTTCGCGCACAACTCTGTCCCCGGTGTGTCGCAGGCGATGCAGCAGAGCCTCCCCGTTTTCCAGGGCATCGCCACAGCCTCGGGGACTGTGGGTCAGGCTGTCGGGGACATGGCGGCGAGTGTCGGCCAGCACGCGCAGGAATACGGCACCGTCATGACGTCGGTGGGCAGCATCACATCCTCGGCGCTCGGTGGTGCCACCGTCATCGTCAACGACTTGGGTGCGGCGTGGGCGCAGAACGCACCGACGATCAACACGGCAGTCGACGGCGTCACCACGGGCATCGGCGGGCTCGCTAACGGAGTGCTGCCCGTCCTCTCCTTCGCGCTGGGCACAGCGGCGGGGGCGATCAAGGACATCACTGGGATCCTCGGGCCACTCGCCCCCGTGATCGGTGCAACTGCCGCCGCGGCAGGTCTCTTGTGGGTTGGGTTCAAGATCTCGAGCGCGGTTACGTCTGGCATCAAGTCGGTGGGGACCTCTGTCGCCGACATGGGCGCTGCGCTGGAGAAGAACGCGGAGAAGAGTGCCGCCTACATCGCAGGCATGGAAGGTGTCGCGGTGGAGTCGTCCGTCGCAGCGTCCTCGGTGAAAGCGGCAGGTATCGCAGCTAGCACTTCGGCGACAGGGTTCGGGTTGGCCGCGACGGCGGCGGCTGGTTGGCTCGGGCCGGCGTTGATTATTGGGACCACCTTGCTGGGTTTGTTCTCCGGTTCGGAGGACAAGGCGTCTGCGTCCGCTGCGGACCTCAGCGGCGGGCTGGGCTCTGTCACGTCCGCGCTGCAGAACAGCAACGGCGCGATCGACGCGGCGGTCGTCAGGGCGCTTCAGGCGGACCCAGCTTTCAAGACGGCGGCGGACGCGACCAAGCAGTTCGGTCTGTCTCAGACTGATCTCATCAATGAGGTGACTCAGGGCGGACCAGCGCTTGACCAGTTGAAGACCCGGCTGCAGGGCATCATCGATGCCAGCCATGTGAAGGTCGCTACGGGGCGCTCCGGACTTGTTGATACCGGTGAACTCACCGACGCAGGGAAGGCAGCACAGACTGCCCTGGGGGCCCTGAACAACCTCAGCACTGGCTACGCCGCTTCGCAGCAGGCTGCCGCTACCGCGGCTACCGCGTTGAAAGACCACGCTGATGCTCTGGTGAGTTCTAGTGAAGGGCAGGCTGCGGCGGCTCGGGTGGCGAAGGCCCTGGGTCTCAGCCTGGGCGATGTGCGGAACGGGTTCCAGGCTGTCGCTGCGTCGAGCACCGAAGCCAACGGGTCCATTGCTGAGATCACCGCGAGTTTCGTGAAGAACGCGACTGCGAGCGGGCAGGCTGCGGTGGCCATTGCGGATCACTTTAAGTCAGCTGACGCTGCTGTTGTCACCGCGCACCAAGGGGTCACGGACGCCACTCAGAACTACCAGAAGTCTCTTGTGTCCATCGGGGACGCTCAGCACTCCTACGCGCAAGCGGCGCAGGGTATTGCGGACGCTCAGTACGCGGTGGGTACGGCGGAGCGCGGTGTTCAGGACGCGATGGCTGGTGTAGTGACAGCACGGGCGGCGTACGCAACTGCTCAGAAGACTGAGCTCACGAACGAGCTCGCGCTGAACAAGGCCCGTGAGCAAGCCGTGGAAGACCTCAAGTCGCTTCACCTGCAGCTCGCGGATCAGGGTACGTCGGAGGAGTCCGCGAACGTCCGGCTGTTCGACTCCACCCAGTCCGCTGCCGGGCTTGGGGTCACCCCGGGCAACGCCGCGGGCATCGCCGGCACGAAGGTCACCGCGGCGAACGAGGCGCAGGTGAAGGCCGCGATCGATCTGGTGTCGGCGCAGAACGCTGTCAACGACACCATGAATACTGGCGCGAATCTGCGTGTGCAGGTCGCGGCGGCGGACAAGGCCGGTGTCAACGGAGCCGCGGGTGTGGTGTCGGCGCAGACGGCGTTGGTGTCGTCGCAGCAGGCCGTGAACACGGCGTACCTGGCGATCGGCAAAGCACAGCAAGGTGTTGTGGACGCTGACAGGGCCCTCGCCAAGGCGCACCAGGGTGTAACTGACGCGGCGTACGCCGAGCAGAAAGCGCACCTCGCGGTTGTCGACGCGCAGAACGCGTCATCGAAGTCAGCGGCAGCGCTGCAGAAGGCGAAGATCGACCTGACTGCCGCAATCGCCGCAGACAGCCGAACGTTCGACATCAACACGAAGGCAGGCCAGGAAAACCTGACCCTGCTGCAGACGTTGTGGACCGCTATTCAGACAGAGGGCGGCCCGAAGCAGGACCAGTACAACAAACTGGTCGACGCCACCACCACCGCGTTCGGTGGAAGCCGACAAGCAGCGATCGACTACCTGAAGTCGATCAACGATATCCCGCAGGACTTCAAGTACTCCGTGACCGCGGTCGCACAGATGGACATGACACCGATCCAGAAATGGTCTGACGGCTACTTCAAGGGCGGTTTCAGGTCGCTCGGTGGCCCGGTTGGCATGGCGGACGGTGGCCCGGTCAAGGGCGGCAGTGGCCCGCGAGCTGACGACGTTCCCCTCTGGGCGTCCGGCGGCGAGTACATGCAGCCGGCGCACGTGGTGGATCACTACGGCGTCGGGTTCATGAATGCCGTCAGGGACAGGAAGATCCCGAAGTACGCAGACGGTGGGCAGATCATCGCTGGGAACTTCCTCGGCGCGGTCGCAGGAGCCCAGTACGAATCGGTCATCAACACCGCTGGCGTGATGGGGTTTCCGCATCCTCCACCGCTTCCGGTGTATGTGGCCCCGGCACCTAGTTCGGTCGGGGGTTTCACCGGTGGAGGCGGCCCGAACGGTGTGATCCCAACGGGCCAGCACCTTGCCTTGATCGATGCGGCGTTGGCGGCGGACGGGATCGCGAAGGCTGACTGGGCTCGGTGGGAAGCTGGGATGAACGTCCTCATCGAGCGGGAGTCGTCCTGGAACGCGAACATCGTGAACACGTGGGACAGCAACGCGAAGGCGGGTCACCCGTCCGGTGGTCTGACTCAGACGATCATCGGAACGTTCGAGTCCAACCGGAACCATTCCTTGCCGGACAACATGTTCGACCCGGTGGCGAACATCGCCGCGTCGATCAACTACATCCGGCATACCTACGGGGATATCTCTCGGGTGCAGCAAGCGAACCCGAATCTCCCCAAAAAGGGTTACGACAATGGTGGCGCTCTGGAACCAGGGTGGTCCTCTGTCTACAACGGAACGGGGAAGCCTGAGAACGTCCGCACCGCTGGTGCTGAGGACGCTCTCATGACTGCGGTGAAGGAGCTGACGGCAGCTGTGGCTAACCAGCAGGGCGGCGGCATGATGACGGCGAAGCTGTTCGCGCATGACGGGACGTTCATGGGCATGGTGTCCGGTCAGGTGAAGCAGACCGTCACCGGTATCACCCGCCAGTTCGGTCCGCTGACGTGACCGCGGAAATCACCCAGTTCGTGGATCCGTTCGGGGTTGTCACGACCCTGGACGTGGACTGGCAAGCTAAGGGCCGGTTTATGCCGGAGGTGTTGCACGAGGAGGACGGGGTACCCGGGCAGCCGGGTGCCCGTCACCGCGCGTCCCGCCACAAGGAGCACGACTTCACGATCCGTATCACCATCTCCGCGGCCGACGAACCCGGGCTCCGCACTGCTCAGCGGGCGATGGTTTCGTCGATGGACCCCACCCGCGGGGAAGGGACCATCCGGGTCACCTCTCCCCTCGCGGATGTGCGGGAGATCCCGGTGTACTACGTCGACGGCTTGCAGATGGATGAGTCACCGGGCGCGTCCGGGCCGACGATGCAGCAGTGCGACGTCACGTTCCGGGCTTACGACCCGTACTGGCGGGACCCTTCGGACGTGTCAGGGACGTTCACGATCGGCGCGGCCCCGACGTTTTTCCCCATCTTCCCCATCCGGCTGGCGGCAAGTCAGATCGCCGCCTCACAACCGGTGCTGAACGGTGGGGACGTCGACACGTGGCCGGTGATCACCCTCGTGGGTCCGGGCGGGGCGATCACGCTACGGAACCTCACCACAGGGAAGTCCACGGTGTTCTCCACTGTGGCTTTGGGAGCGGGGGAGTCCATCGTGATCGACACACGCCCCGGGGTGAAGACCGTCACCAAGAACGACGGGTCGAACTTGTTCTCTGACTTGGACCCGACGACAGCTCTGTGGTCACTGCAGCCTGGGTCCAACTCGGTCCAGTTGGAGATGTCGGGTGCTTCGGTGGGGGCGTCCTCGTTGGTGTTCGCGTACCGGCAGAAGTACCTGAGCCCATGAGCATGTTCGAGTGGACGATCTACGTCCAGGACGACATGGGGCGCCGGCAAGGGGAAGTGGACGACTACATCTCCGCGGTCCTCACCCCCATCTACTGCGACGTGGGTTCGTGGACTCTGGTGGTGGACCGCCGTTCGAAGGCCGCAGCTGATTTGACGATCCCGAAGTGGGGGATCACGGTCTACCGCAACGGGGTGTACCAGTTCTCCGGGCCCACCGATGGCGCGGACCACAAAGTGGACCAGTCCGCCGAACAGGTCACCATCACCGGGTTCACGGAGAACACGTACTTCACGCACCGGATCGCGTCACCATCGCCGGCGGAAACTGTCCCGCCGTACACGATGCAGATCTCCGACGTCCGCACCGGGCCGTGCTCCACGGTCCTCACCGGGTACGTTGCGGCGAACCTTGGCCCGAACGCGATCCCGACTCGGCAACACCCGGGGCTGGTGATGGCACCGGATCCTGTTGTGGGGGCCACGGTCCGTGGGGAAGCCCGGTGGGACGCGAACCTGCTGGCGCTGATGCAGCCGCTCGCGGTGACGGGTGGTATCGGTTTCCAGTTGGTGCGGGTTAACGGTGTGCTGACGTTTCAGACGTTCCTACCTACAGACCGGACCACGTCGGTCGCGTTCTCCATCGACCTCGGGAACCTCGCTGGCTTCGAATACTCGAGCATCGCACCAACAGCGAACTACATCTACGTTGGCGCGTCCGGCACCGGGACAGCGCGGATCATCCAAGAGTTCCAGGACTCCGCGTCCATCGCGAAATGGGGGCGCCGCGAAGGACCATTGGCCAGCCAGTCGGACACCTCCAGCACCACCGTGATCGCACAGGCAGGGAAGGACGCCCTCACTCAGGGGCAAGAGCAGGCGATGGTGTCCGCGACGATCCTCGAGAAACCGACCCTCATGTACGGCACCCACTACGCCCTCGGCGACAAGGTCACCGTGCAACTCGAGGGACCCGCGGCGACACCGTACGCAGTGGACGGCCGGATCACGGACATCCTCCGATCCGTCGAGATCAGCCTGTCCGTGGACGGGCCGCAGACCATCACTCCGATCATCGGGAACGCCGACCGCAACGAAGTTTTCCGCCTGTTCCGTGCTTTCCGGCAGCTCGCGCGGCGGACCAACAAGCTTGAGAGGCAGTGATGGCGACAGCGTTCGATTCATTCGCCCCGTTCGACACGGGCCCCGGTTCCGTTGTCTCCGAAGACGGCTGGCGCGCCATGATGCAGCGGGGCAGCATCTCCGGTGTCATCCGCGGTATCGGAAACGAGCTCTTGCCGTTCGGTGACTCGTCGGGCCGGCAGGTGAAGGTCCCGACTGGTGAGGCTTGGATTCAGGCGTATTGGGGTGGTGTCACTTCTGGTACGAAGACTCTCCCGATCGCGGCGAACGCGTCTGGTTCGACGAGGTATGACCTCGTTGTGGCGCGCGCGGAGTGGACCACCAACAACGATGTCGAGTTGGATGTGATCACCGGGACCGGTTCGGTGGTTCCTGATGTCACCCGTAACACGACTCGGTGGGAGATCCCGCTAGCCGTGGTGACGGTCATCAACGGCGCCTCCACGATCACCGCGGCGCAGGTGCAGGACGCACGCCAGTGGGGCGGACCCCCGGTCACCACGGTCACGGATGATTTCCTGTACTACGGGGACAAGCTGTCGACGTGCCAGCGGATCAACTGCAACGGCGACGCAGCTGTCGTCGCGTCCACAGGGTATTTCTCGCAGATGCGGTCCCTGGGTGAGCAGACCGTCAGCCAGATCCGCATGTACTGCGGGGTGCAACTCACCGGTGGTGCGGTGTCGGTGCGGATCTTCCACGGGTACCGGCCCGACCAGCTGACGTCCATCATCGACCCGGTCGGGTTGAGTTTCGCCTCGCCGTCGACGATCACCACCGGAACTTTCACCCCAGTCACGTTCCGCGCCGGCCAGTACGTTGTGGTGGTCATTCTCGGGAACGCTTCCGCTGCGGGTATTTCTCTCGCCGGCACGGTGTCGGCTACCTCGGGTGGTGTGACGAACCTGCTGAACCCGTCTGCCACCGTGACCATGACGTGTGGGTTCAAGGGAAGCATGTCGTCTATGCCGACGACCCTGAACATCATCGACGGGTCGTGGGGGAAGCGCGACCGGTTCTTCTGGGCAAGTCTCCTGTAGTTCCAGGACAAACAGGAGGTGGCAACGTGACCATTCGGGCTACGTACTTCCAGCGTTTCGTGTCGTTCCTCGTGTACGCGTTCCTGGCCGGCGCTGGCGCCGGGGCTGTGCTGGCACCACCCGCGGCGATGCAGGCCACGTCCGCGCACGTCGTGATCACGGTGTGGGCGGCTCTCATGTTCGGAGGTGGTTCCGCCGGGATGTACTCCGTGGTCTCGGGGAACATCCTCCCCGAACTCGTGGGGCTCCCGGCGTTGATCGGTGGTGTGTTGGTGTTCGTGATTGTCCTCGGTATCCGAGTCAGCTCCGGGGCACTTCCCAGCGTCAGCGGGTCCGTGATACTCGCTTTGCTGTTGGTCGGGTTCGCTGGGCTGCTCCTTCTTCGCGCTATCGAGCTTCGCGCCCTCATTCGTGCCGTAGAAAGAGGGAAGTGATGGAACTCAGCTCACTCCTCACAGGTGGTGGTGTCGCCGCCGCTGTGGCGGTGGTGATCCTGGGCCTCATCAAAGCGGTCGACACGTACCGCAAAACGGGGAGCACCAAAGAGAACGACCTCGTGACGCAGCTCCACGAGCTCAACGCAGCAGAGTCCACGCGCAACACCGTGCTCACTGACAAGCTGGATGCTCTCCGTGGGCGCTTTGACGACGCTGTGGAGCAAAACGCGAAACTGCGGGTTCTTCTTATCCAACATTCTATCGAGATCCCCATTGGGCTGGCTGATGCTCCATGACCCCGAAAGAGAACCTCACCCCGGAGTTCCGCGAGAAAAGTGAAGAGCTAGACCAAGCCCGGTCCGAGTCCACAAGGGCACGCTGGTTGACGATCGCGCTGGTCGTGTTCGCGGCTCTCACCATCACCGCGTTCACCGCGGTCGGGCTGCTGACATCCGCAGACCGCGCCGCGACTGCCACCAACGCCGGCGACATCGTAGCGATCCGGCAAGACCTGAAGTCCGTGTGCAGGCAGGCTGACCCCGCGTCGCTGCCCACGTCGGAGCAGGACAAGTGCTACCGCGCTGAAGCCAACTTGCCGCCGCAGTCCCCGCCGACCGTAGTCACGGTCCCGGGGAAAGACGGTGTCACACCGTCCGATGTGTACCTGCTCGCGCTGATCCGGTCCGTGATCGCGGAGAACCCGCCGAAGGATGGCCACACGCCGACGGCGGAGGAACTCCTCGCGCTGATCAAGCCACTCATCCCCGCCCCAGTCCCCGGCGCTGATGGAGTGACCCCGTCGGATGACCGTCTCCTCGCCCTGATTCGCCCGCTGATTCCTGCCCCGGTTCCTGGCACGGATGGTGTCGACGGCACCAATGGAACGAACGGCACGGACGGGAAACAAGGCCCGCAGGGGTGGGGTGTCACGGATCAACGGTTCGTCCTCGACGACTCCGGGGCCTGCGTGGACCGGACGACGTACACCAACCCCGCCGACGGCACCACAAGAGTGCAGGACACCCCTGCCGGTCCAGCGTCGTGCCCCATCCCTGACCCGACTACCCCGACACCACCGAATTGAGGACCCAAGCATGACGACTCCGACGACTCGTAAGCTCGGCCGGCTCCCGAACCAGGGACGCGACAGGGTCACCCTCACAGCCGAGCACATGGGCGCCACCTACACCCCGCCGGCGTCCCTGGACTACTTCTCGCACGTCATGCCCAGCACGTGGGGCATGGACGGCAACGACTCCGTCGGCGACTGCACCTGCGCCGACGTTGATCATGAGGTGAAGCTGCTGCAGGTCGCCGCGGGGAACCGCGAGGTCGTGTCGACGACGAAGGAGATCCTGGCCGCGTACTCCGCGATCACCGGATACACCCCGGCCGACCCGAACACCGACCAGGGCGCGGAGATGCAGGCCGTCCGCGAGTACTGGCAGAAAACCGGGTTCCGGCTCGGCGGCCAGACGCACCAGATCGCGCTGTTCGCGGATCTCGATGTCCGCAACCTGAACCTGGTGAAGTACGCGTTGCAGCAGTTCGGCGCGGTCGGGCTCGGCGTGAACTTCCCGTCCAGCGCGATGGACCAGTTCGACGCCGGCGAGCCGTGGACGGTTGTCAAGGGTTCGCAGATCGAAGGCGGGCACGCGATCGCCCTCGTCGGGTACGACTCGACGTGGCTGTACATCCTCACGTGGGGGAAGGTGCAGAAGGTTGACCCGGCGTGGTTCGCCGCGTACGTCGAGGAAGCATGGGTCGCACTGAGCCAGGACTTCGTCAACGTCTCCACGGGGCACGACCCGCTCGGCGGGGTGCTGTACGACCTCGGCCAGCAGTTCCAGGAGGTCACCAAGAAGGTGAACCCGTTTCCTGCACCCGGGCCCGCTCCCGTCCCACCCGCTCCGGGACCTGTGCCTGTCCCTACGCCTGCACCTGTACCGGTCCCAACTCCAGCTCCGAGCCCTGCTCCGGGCCCTGTGGACGGCGCTGATGCGGCTCTGGTCGCGGCGCTGAAGCCGTGGGCCGCGAAGCACCACGTGACCGACAACGCCGCCGCGGCGAAGGCGTTCCTGGCGTGGGAGAAAGCGAAGGGCCTGTGACCGCGCAGCTGCCCTCAGTCGGCCGGGTCGTGCACTACGCCGACCAGGCCGGCGAGTGCACTGCGGCCACGATCACCGGTGTCCGTATGGAGACCATCGCGCCGACACAGGAGATCGACCTAGTGGCGTTCTCGGACGTCGCGGTGACGTTCCACCAGCACGTCTTCCCCGACCACACCGATCGCACCCCAGGCACCTGGCATTGGCCAGAGAGGAGCTAGCCGTGGCACTCACCTCCATCGGCAAGTGGGCCGACTACTCCGGTGGCCGGCCTACTGGCGCCGCACTCAAAGCTGCGGGTTTCATCGGCGCGATCCGGTACGTCGGGCTCGGTGCCGCAGGGAAACGCGTCACCGCTGCCGAGTACAAGGATCTCACCGGCGCTGGGCTGCAGGTGCTGCTTGTCGCCGAACTGGGGACCACGGACACGTGGGGCACCTCGACCGACGACGACTATGCCCGCGGGAAAGCCAACGCACTAGCTGCGCTGGCCGATGCCCGCGCGGCCGGCGTCCCCGACTCGGTTGGGATCGCCGGTGCATCCGACGCGCACACCACAGCGCAGTGGCAGATCAACGACACCGTCATCTACATCTCCGCGTTCCGGGACGTCCTCGGCCTCGCCCGCGCCGGCCACTACGGGTTCAGCGACTCTCAGACCGCGGTGCACGTCGCGGGTGTCGCGTCGTGGTACTGGCGTTGCGGGACCCAACCCACGGAGACGTGGGTCGCGTTCTGGCAGCGGAACTCAGGCACCACCACCGTCACCGTCTCCGGCGTCCAGTGCGACGTCAACGAGCAGTACCTACCGATTGGAGCACCCGACATGCTTCTCACCGACAACGTCCGTATGCCGAACTGGGCAGGCGTGGACACCCCGGCCACGGTCAAGACCGTGAACAACTGCCTCGCCGAGGACAACATCCGCATCCAGCAGATCGCGGCCGCCGTCGCCGGACTCACGTCCGCGCTCGCCGCGGCGACCACCAACCCTGCGATCACCCCCCAGATGGTCACCGACGCGATCAACGCTGCGGTGGCCGCTCACGTCAAGGTCAGCATCGACGTCAGCCCCACCGCGTAGCTCATGGGCCAACACCGGCACCCACTCAACGAACCCCTGATCGGAGAAACCATGCTCGCCACTCTCGCGAAGTACAAGAAGGTCGTCACGGCGATCCTCGCTCAGCTGCCCGCCCCCGTCGTCCTCGGCATCCTCGCCGCGGTCGGTGTTCACGTGCCCGCGGGCATCGTGGCCGCGATCCTGGCCGCTGTCGCCGCGATCGTCACCCCCGTCGCGGTCGGCGTCGTCAAGAACACCACCCCGTAGGTCCGACACCCCTACTGCCGCCCCGTCGGAGGCGGCACAAGGCCCCCGGTACTCCCTGGCATCCCCTGCCCAGGTTGAGTATCGGGGGCCTGCTTTTTTGTGCCCAAAATCAGATGTTCAGCA